CTGATGTTTAGAAATTAACGAAGTAGCTTAAAAGCCCAGAAACTGTGCGGTTTCTGGGCTTTTTCTTTATTCGGCCTGTTTGTAAGAGAATCGTATTTCGAGCCCATTTTTGAAGAGAACGGAGGTGGTAAGCCCGTTTTCTATACAAAAGTTTGAGACTACGCTGTTGAGAAAATCTTTGACGATATGCGGGTTAATTTTGCGTATGAATTTCTCATAGTCGATGAAGCGTTTGTCCTGAAGCTGCTGGGTCAGGATGAAGTAGCTGGCCTTGGCGATGAACTCCTCGTCGGACATAGAGAGGGAAGAGGCGGATGCTACATCCAGCTCGGCCAGACGAGCGTCTATCTCTTCGAGAGAGTCGGTGATCTGCTTCCTCTCCGTCAGATAGTCCTTCTCAGCTATGGCTTCCTCGCCGTAGAGAAAGAGGGATTTCAGGCGGTTGAGGGCTCGTTCCAGCCTGCGTTTTTCGGAAAGCAGCAGATCTCGCTCTTGGAGATTGGCGCCGGACTCGGCGGCATTGACGGAATGTGCCTCAAAGCTCAGGCCATCAAAGCCGCTGCGGAGGTGGTTGTAGAGTTCTTCGAGGCCAGCCCTTTCGATGTGGTCTACGTTGGAAAACATATCTCCCCGGAGCAGTTTCTTTTCAAGAGTTTCTATGGACGTACTCTTGCCAAAGGATCTCGACACTCGAATGAGGTTGGCGATAAAATTAAGGACGAACGGACCAAGGGTTATGTCCGAGACATATTTATTCTGGCAGTCGTTGAACCGGCGCCGCCGGGCGCAGATATAGACGGACGGGCGCCAGCCGTCAGAGCGAGGCCGGTCCACCGTGGAGACCATCGTGGAGCCGCAGCACCCACATTTCAGCAGACCAGCGAATATATGGGTGTTCTTCCGCTGATAAGTTTCACCGGAGCCTACGCCACCGCGCTGCTTACTTCGGAGGATGGCCGCAATATGGTTCTGCCGTTCCCGTGTGACAATAGCCGGGTGGTGATCCTCGACCATGACCCATTCGCTCTCACTCTTCACGGAAAAAGTTTTGCCCTTGCTCTCGTCTCGGTAGTTATAGCGATAGGTTCCTGCGTAGAAGGGGTTGGTCAACATCGTGCGGACGGTAGTAGGGTTCCAAGGTTTGCCGGTGCGGGAGCGGATTCCCTTTTCGTTGAGCGTCTTAGCCACGGTAACGAGGGACTGAGCCATCTCGTACAGATCGTAGATATGCAGGACCACCTTTGCCTCATCATCTACAATGGAAAACCGTTTGGTCTCTTTGTCATAACTGTACCCGAAAGGGGTTTTGCCACCGTTCCATACGCCGTCACTGGCGCGGGAGAGCATGACGGCGCTGACGCGCTCAGAGGTCATATTGCGCTCCAACTCCGCAAAGACCAGAATGATCTTCAGCATAGCTTCGCCCATCGCGTTGGATGTGTCGAACTGCTCGTTCTTAGACACGAAGGTGACGCCGAGCTGCTTCAGCTCCGCGTACATGGCCGCAAAGTCCAGCAAGTTCCGGCTGATACGGTCTATCTTCCATACCAGAATGTGGCTGAACTCGCCGGTGCGCACGCGAGCCATCATGCGTTGGTAGTCTGGCCGGTCGGTATTCTTGGCAGAATATCCGGGGTCCTCGAAGACAACGTAGTTATCTATGCCGAGAGCGTATTTTGCGTAGTTGATAAGCTCCTCCCGCTGAACCGGAAGGCTCGCTCGATCAACCTGATATTGAGTGGATACACGGATGTATATGGCAGCCTTTAGCTCACTTAGAACCTCGGATATACGCTTAGCCAGTTTTGCCATGATCGGACCTCCAAAAAAGAATGATAAGGGTAGAAGGAAAGGCGGCCCCGTCTGTGCGGGACCGCCATGTTAATATGCACAAAACGGATATGCAAAAATTATGCAAAACGCCGGGGGGGGGGGTAGACTTGTATACTCTGTATAACTGCATATTCAATGCCGGAGTAGTCGGCTCGGATAGGGCTGAGCCGTTGCAACGCTGGAAGAGAAATAGACTTCTGCGGGCCGCAAATGTCGTCCAGTATCTTTGTCGGAAGGATGTAAAAGTCCCAGCCGTCAAGAATTAACGGGTTGGCCTTGCTGCGGTCTGTTTCAGTATAGACGCAGAACACATAGACATCGGATTGCCGCTTGACCTCGCCGGAGTAGCCTGTGTTGGGGTCCCATGCCCGTGTGGGCCGGATGCTGAATTGGATATTGGAGAGCCTACCATCTTCGCGTTCCCATGCCTGAAGGTAGGAACCGCTTTTGACCTCTATCTTGATTTCATCCCGCCAGATACCGTCCCGTTGCCACCGGTACGGGAAAGAGATATCGTAAGGGTCCCAATCGTCGTTGACGCCGCTCAGATCTATGCCAAGTGCCGCCGACACAATGAACTCGCAGAACGAGCCGCGCATGGTGTTGTTGAGCAGGTCGGAAGAGTTCCATGCCCAATAGTCGCTGAGTGAATAGCCGATGGGCATATTGTCGAAGACAATGTGCTCGTCACCGGTTCGCTGTTTTCCCATAGCTACCGCCTCCTTGTAAAGTCAACCTCAATGATTTTACCGCCAGCGGTCAGATAGCCTCGGCTTTTTCCTCATTCTGGACAGACGTAATGACAACACGCTGTTCAGGGGTCATATAACGGTCGAGAAGGGACCAAAGAACCTGACGGTCTGCGGACGTTGCCTTCTCATAGCAGGAGATCAGGATTTTGATGTCGGGAGCTTGACGGGCAGGGGCAGGCGGCTCGGCGCCGACAAGGGTATTGAGATCCACACCGAGTACGGAAGCCAGCTCTACCGCCGTCTCAATGTTTGGGGTTCGGTCGCCGGACACATACCGAGAAATGGTGGTCTCCGTTGTATTGATACGCTCCGCAACTGTACGCTGCGTAAGCCCTCTCTTATCGATGAGATTCTTGAACTGTTTGGCGAAAGTGGCCTTGTTGTACATAACGACACCTCCGAGGATAGTTTACTTACCAATTTTATATCAAACATACCGTTCCGTAAACAAAACTTACCAAAATTATAAAATACCTATTGACACTTACCGTATCGGTAAGATATAATGATATCGAAGAAAGGGGGTGGGTAAATGAACAGCTTGGAGCTCGAATACGCCAGAAAGCGAAAGAACAAATCCAAAGAGGATATGGCCGCAGCGATTGGAAAGTCCGTGGTTTCCTACGCAAAGAAGGAGCGCGGTGAGGTCAAGTTTTCTGACGAAGAGAAGGTCATTGTCACCAGAGAGCTTGACCTCACCGCAGAGCAGGTAAATGCCATTTTTTTTGATGGCAACTTACCAAATCGGTAAGTATCTGCACAATACTTGCTGACATGGAAATTGTAGCGCAGAGAGGAGGTAAAGAAAATGGGGCGAGACGCTATAAAAGCTGGTGAAAATCCATGTTTTCGGTGTAGGAAAGAGGCCGCAAGGTACAACGACAAGCTAAACAGCCGAGAAGGGGCTGCGGAGCTGCTGGGAGTTTCGGTTTCCAGCCTTGCGGATTACGAGCTTGGAAACACGAAAGTCATCCCTGTGGACAAGGTGGTCCTGATGGCCGATCTCTACAACGCCCCGGAACTGAAGGCGTGGTACTGCACAGCGGAGTGTCCCATTGGGAGAGGATTCCCGATGCCTTCCGCCGAAATCACTTCGGTCGAGCGCACAACGATGAAGCTCCTGAAGCAGCTCCGGCAGGATGAAGTCGAGAAGGTCAAGGACAAGCTCATCGACATCACAGCAGATGGCGTGATTACTGAAGATGAGCGCGTAGATCTTGCGGCAATCCTCGGCTACCTCGATGAACTCATCAAGGCCGCCGGAGAACTGAAGCTCATCGGCTCCAAGGTTCTGAACGGGGGCCATGACGATGGCTGACCTTCAGACAATCAAGAAACTGCTTGCTGAGGAGTACGGCATCCGGTCGGACCGGGACCTCAGCGAAGCCCTGAGAAGGGCTGGTAAATTAGACATCGGCGTTTTGGTATCGCCGGTGAGAAAGGATGAAAAACAAAATGAGAAAGACTGCCGTATCGCATAAGCCCGGTGACATCGTGGAGATCGCCGGTACTGAGTTCGTGGTGCTGGACCCTCACATGGCATCCAGCTCCGATGAGGAAGAGACGCTGTTCGTGCTGGCCGTGGATTCCGTGGGAAGCTCCCAGTTCGGTGGTAACAACAACTACTCCGGAAGCGACCTGAAGAAGCGGGTTGACGATTGGATGTACCGACTGTCTGAAAAGCTGTCTGGTAAGACCAACTGCGACCGATTCTTCAAGTCCCGGACGCTGGACCTGACCACGCTGGACGGCCACGGAAAGTACGGAACGCTGGATGTGCTTGCGGCGCCGCTGACATTGGATGAGGCCCGGAAATATGCCGATGTCATCCCGAACCCGGACGAAGCCTGCTGGCTGGCTACTGGCTGGGGTGGACCGGAGTATTTCGGTTCGGCGCTCGCGTTGGGCGTCTACACCAATGGCGGCTGGAACGTCAGCGGCTGTTCCTACTCGTATGGCATCCGCCCCGCTTTGGTCATTTCCTCTTTCCTCTTGGACTCTGATGAATCTGACCTTAGCGACGTTTCTACCGATGATCTGATGGCAGAGATTCGGCGCAGGATTGACGAATGACTGCCACAACAGCTTCGTCAATCAGACGAGAGGCCCGGATAAAGGCAAGGCGCAGAGCGAGGAATCGTAAGAGGGTATTGCTTCTGATGACTGCTGGTATGGTGCTTGCCACATCGGTCGTGCTGGCCGCCGGGAGAAGTGGGAAAGAGGCCCCGGAGGAACAGCCTGCCGAGCTGACCCAAGTCATACCGACGCCGGTGATGCTCCAGCCGACAGTAAACCTTTATACCGATGAAGACGTAGAGCTGATTGCCAAAGCAATTTATGGAGAGGCACTGGTAACAGGGTCGGACATGGAGATGGCGGCCGTAGCGTGGTGCATCCTGAACCGAGTGGACAGCGACGAGCTGTTCTTCCCGGACACCATCGAGGAAGTCGTGACACAAAATCGACAGTTCCATGGCTACGACGAGGAGAACCCGGTGGATGAGCATATCGCATGGCTCGCAAAGGATGTGCTGGAGCGGTGGGTAACGGAGAAAAACGGCGAGGCCACCGTTGGCCGAGTCCTCCCAGCGGGGTATTTGTACTTCGTAGGTGATGGACAGCACAATCACTTTACAGTTGAGTATCAGCAGGGCGAGGAGTGGGACTGGAGCCTGCCGAACCCTTATGAGAACTGAAGGAGGTTTTGACATGGACGGAGAGATCAGAGAAGCGAGAGCTTTGGCCGAAAAGAGGCTCGGCTTTGAGATACCGGATGAAGTGGCTGAAGAAGTCCTCCAGTACGCAGACAGGAAGCGGCGGCTGAATAACAAGCCTGAAAGCTACCTTCCGCTACTGTATGAGAATGAGCTGCGTGACCACTTCATGCGGCTGGCAATTACCGCGAGAGGAGAGATGAACCGTGTGCGCAATTTGCAGAAGGTCCCCGTGTGACCCGCGTTGCCCGAACGCCCCTGAGCCTCCGGCTGTTCACATCTGCAAAGACTGTGGGGAAGGTATCGTGCCGGGGGATGAGTTCGCCGAAATCGACGGAGAGTATTACCACATCGAATGTCTGGAGGATATGACGACCCGCGAGCTTCTGGCTTTGCTGGACATCTACACGGAAACAGCGGAAATGGAGGGAGATGGATGGCAAAGATTCCACAGTTCCCGGAGCTGACCTTTGACGAGAACGGCCATATCTACCGCCTGAACGGGTTGGTCATTCCGAGTGTGACCACCCTGATGAAACCGTTGTCGGATGACTTCTACCGGACGGTTGACCCGGCGGTCCTTGACCGGGCGGCAAAGAGAGGAACAGCAATCCACAACGCGGTTGAGAACTACACGCAGTTCGGCATAGAGGACATCGCCCCGGCCTATGCAGGCTACTTTAACGGGTTTCTCCAATGGTGGAAGCTGAGAAAGCCTGTACCGCTGGCAACCGAGCAGAAGGTCTACCACAAGATACTCCGATATGCCGGAACTGCCGACCTGATCTGCACCATCAACGGACGCTTGACGCTGGTGGACTATAAATCGTCAGCGCAGGTGAACACCAAGCTGTGCGCTGTCCAGCTCGAAGGATATGACAGGGCCTTCGAGAGCCACGGGGTAAAGGTCGAGGACCGACTGATACTCCACCTGTCGAAGACCGGCTATCAGGAAGTCAGATTTGAGCGCAGCGCGAAGTGCTGGTCAGTGATGTCGGCTCTGATGACCGTTAGAAACTACATGAATGAATAATTTGGAGGTTCGACTGATGAAAGGTACTGAAACTATGGTGGCAACCGTGCCGCAGGCAGAGGTTGTCGATGAACAGCAGCTCACCCGTGATGTGACCGACATCGAGTTTCGGGCAGAGTCCTTCCTCATCCAGAGCGATGAGGATTATGCAGAGGCCGGTGAGTTCGGCAAGCTGCTGAAGCAGAAGGCGGCGGAAGTGACCACCTTCTTCAAGCCCATGAAGGACAGTGCGTATCAGGCGCACAAGGCGGTCTGTGACCGGGAAAAGGCTATGTTGGCTCCCCTGAAGAACGCTGAGAAGGCCATCAAGCTGGCGATGGGGAATTACATCACCGAACAGGAGCGGAAGCGTCGGGAGGCCGAAGAAGCTGCCCGGAGAGCTGCGGAAGAGGAACGTGAACGCAAGCTCCGTGAAGCTGCGGAGCTTGAAGCTGCCGGGGACAAGGACGGGGCTGATGCCGCCATGACGGAAGCCGTGGTTATGGATGAGGCTGCTGCCTACTCCGTTCCTGCGGCGGCAACACCGAAGGTGTCTGGGGTCAGCACCTCGAAGGACTGGGAGATCGTCAGCATTGACCCGAAGATGGTGCCGCTGGCCGTGGCCGGTGTGGAGATTCGCCCTGTTGACCAAGCCGCAGTCATGCGGCTTATTCGCGCTTCCAAGGGGCAGATTGAGATTCCCGGCATCGCCTATCGCCAGATCGCCAAAATGAGCTTTCGGAGGTAATGACTATGACAACTGCTATGAGTAAGGCTGAGAGCAATGCGCTCGTGGTCAGCTATGATGTCCTCGGCACCCATGTGGAGCTGGACCTGCCGTTTGTGAAGAAGTACCTCGTGAGAGGTAGGGCGGACCTGACCAGCGACCAAGAACTGGTATTCTTTATGAACACCTGCAAGATGCAGGGATTGAACCCGCTGGTGAACGGTGAGGTCTACCTGATTAAGTACAGCAAGGATGACCCCGCCCAGATGGTGGTCGGCAAGGATGCCTACCTCCGCAGGGCCTTTGACCATCCCGACTACCTGTATAAGAACGACGGTATCACCGTTCAGCGTGGAGACCAGATCGTCCAGAAGGAAGGCTGCTGCCTGTACCCCGGCGAAGCTCTGGTGGGTGGATGGTGTAGGGTGTTCTTCTTGCGGAATGGCACGGAGCGCACCGCCTTCAAGGAAGTGTCGTTCACCGAGTACAACAAGGGCATGGCAAACTGGAAGTCCAAGCCTGCCACTATGATTAACAAGGTCGCTATCAGTCAGTGCGTGAGAGATGCCTTCCCGAAGGACTACGAGGGCGTTTACTCCGAAGAGGAAATGATCGCCTCCGGTGCTATCCCCGCAGACTTCACTGAAGTGACGGATGAACCGGAGCAGGGTGAAGAAGAAACCATTACGCAGGAACAGCGGCAGATGCTCTTCAAGACGGCACAGACCGCTTTTGGCAAAGCACAGGGCAACGCTGTCATCAAATCCATCATCGAGGAGATCGGCCTGACCTCCACGACAGGTATGAAGGTGTCGGACTACGAGAAGGTGGTCGAGCGTCTGATGGAGGTCTGCGATGCTCAGAGGGAGTCCCGGACGCCGGAAGAGGGGGCTGCCAATGGTGAGGTTTCTGAAGAATAAGCCCGGTAAGGGCGCCCCCACAAGAAGGCAGGTGAAGGGATGGCGTGGATAAGTGTGCATCAAGAGGTAGACGGTACGAAACTGCGGAGGTTGTATCAAGCCATCGGCTGCTCAAAGTTTGAAGCCCTCGGAATCCTGAATTTTCTGTGGTTTTGGGGACTGAAGAACGCCGATGAGACTGGACTGGTCGGGGACGCAGATCTTGATGTCCTTAGTCGATACCTGTATGGCTGCGGCGAGGGCTGCGACTTAGATATGGGAAAGGTCGTTCAGGCCCTTGTAGATGTCGGCTGGATTGATATGGCTGTTAATGGCTTCTATATCCATGACTGGGATGCGTGGCAGGAACAGTGGTATAAGCTCCAGAAGACCCGGAAGTACGATGTGGAGCGCAAGCGTAAGGCCCGTGCCGAGGAACTGGCGGCTGGGAAGCACGATGCCGGTGAATCTGCTGAGGAGCCTGAGAAAAAGCCCAAGCGCAAGGTTGCCAAGAAGCCGAAGGACGAGCCGGAGAAGAAGTCCTACGCTGAGTTCGTCAAGATGACCGAGGCCAATTATGCGCGGCTCATTGAGATGTACGGCCAGAAGTTTGCTGACACCTGCATCACGGAGCTTGACCTGTATAAAGGCTCGAAGGGCAAGACGTACAAAGATGATTACCGGGCCATCCTGAGCTGGGTCGTAGACCGAGTGAAAGAGAAATATCCGGGGCTGCTGCAAAAGAGCAAGGGCGAGTCTGGGACAACCGGGGATGGGAACCCGTATGCGGAATGGGGTGAGAAAGATGGCTGAGATGTCTGGTATGGGCGATATTCTTCACAGCATTATCAAGCAGGCTGAGGCAAACAACCCGCTGGAGGATGGAGATTACCTCGATGATGAGGGCTTTATCATCTGCGGAAAATGCCACACCCGCAGGCAGGTCGAGATTGATATGCCTGACCTGACAACGAAGCCATTTGACCCCAGCAGAAAGGTCAGGACGAAAGTTCCGGTTTCTTGCCGATGCAGGGCAGAGAAACAGCGGCAAGAGGAGCTTCGCCAGCAGCAGGAGAAAGAGATGGAGGCCATCAGGGTCCTGAAGAAGCAAAGTCTTATGGACGAACGGCTCAGAGATGCCTGCTTCGATCACTTCAAGCAGACGAAGGACAACGCATACAACCTGAAGCTCTGCAAGCGGTACGCGTTGCACTTTGATGAAATGCTGGCGAAGAATCAAGGGTTGCTGTTCTACGGCGGCGTCGGGACCGGCAAGACCTTTGCCGCCGCCTGCATCGCAAATCATCTGCTGGAGCAGAGAGTACCGGTGGTGATGACCTCGTTTGTGAAGCTGCTGGAGTCCATGATGAGCTTCAAGGAGGAGGACAGCGTTCTGATCTCGCGGCTGAACCGGGCCAAGCTGCTCATCATTGATGACCTCGGCGCAGAACGTAGTACCGACACGGCGCTGGAGAAGGTCTATAACATCGTGGACAGCAGATACCGGGCGAGCTTGCCTATCATCCTGACCACGAACCTGAGCATGGAAGAGATGAAGGAAACGACGGACATCCGCTACTCCCGCATATATGACCGGATTTTTGAGCTGTGCTACCCAATGCAGTTCAAAGGCCAGTCGTGGCGGAAGACCGAAGCGGCGCGTCGTTTCAAAGACATGAAGAGCTTTTTGGAGGGTAGCGATGAATAGAGTCAATATCGAGACTGTGGCCGACCGTATGACGGTGGCCGCAGCTCTTATCAAGAACAAGTACACAGTGAGGAGCGGAAGCCAGCGGCGTCCGAAGGGGAAGAGCTATGACTACTTTCTGGAGTTCTGGCTGGACACCAACAAGGACACAGAGAACAAAATCTACATCGACGCCGAAGATGACCAGCTCGCAGTAGCTACCATCCTCATCAAGAACAAGTACACCGTCAAGAGCTTCAGTCAGGTGCGGAAGGGTGTCCGGGAGTATTTCTATCTGGAGTATGAACCGAACCCGGATGACAGCAAGGAGGGAGAGGAATGAGGGCAGAGTTCTGCGTCTACGGGGAACCGCAAGGCAAGGGGCGCCCTCGCTTCTCCACGGTCTGCGGTCATGTGAAGACCAGAACCCCGGACCAGACGGTACTGTATGAGAATCTGGTCAAAACAGAGTACCGCAGCCAGTCCGGTGAAAGATTCCCGGATGACGCTATGCTGGATGTTCGGATTTTTGCTTACTATGCAATTCCGAAGTCCGCCAGTAAGAAGAAACGGCAGGCCATGTTGGACAAGCGCATCAGGCCGACCAAGAAGCCCGATTTTGACAATATCGGCAAGGTCATCTGTGACTCGCTGAACGGCATCGCTTACCGGGATGACGCCCAGATCGTAGATTCGATGGTCAGGAAATTTTACAGTGACACCCCGCGAGTGGTGGTGTCCATCTCCGACATCGAGCCGAAATACTGATTTTAGGAGGAAATCGTATGTGCAATACCAAAAAGTACCCGTTGTCGCTGAACGGCGACACTTTCAACGGCTTTAAGGCCGATTTTGACCAGATGCTCCGTCAGCTTCTCACCGAGATGGAGAAGCGGGAGAGCGAGGAGGCTACCATCAGTATCAAGATGGTGGTCGGTCTGGCGAAGGACCAAGAGCGTGACTTCGAGGCCAACGGCTACGATGCCATGAAGGATGTCGTTAAGCCGAGCTTCAAGCATGAGATCAGCACGGTCATGCAGGTCAAGAACAAGAAGAGCGGCAGTCTGGGCGGCAATATGAAGATGGTCTGGGACCGTGACCTTTGCCAGTATGTGATGCAGGAAATCGACAACGGCCAGACATCGCTGTTCAACGAAGGCCAGCAACCGGAAGATGAAGACGCCGGTGGGTTGCCTGTGAGGGATGCACGCGCACTTCCTCCGGGAGAGGTCATTGAGGCCGATTATGAGGTCATTGACGAGCCTGAAGCGCAAGAGGGGCAGGATGATGGGGAAGAGCGGAAAGACAGTTCTGGCGGCGCTCCTGCGGAGTCTGATAGCCCCTTTGAATACATGAGGCAGTTCATCGGCGCAGAGATGAAAGTGACCGAAGCTATGGGGAATTACACCATTAGAACGGCCGAAAACAAGGTCATTCTGTCCTCTGCCTTCAATGTCACTGACCGCTTCTATTGCTCCGCCGAGAAGCTGAAGCTCCATGTAGGCCACGCAGTCATCTGCGTTGGATATGGTCAGGACGAAATCGCGGGCATCTCCATTGAGTGCGAGGATTGCAACGAGGTCCTGTTTGACATTGAGGCCACCGAGCAGAATGACGAAGGCACATCGGATGGCTACCAGTACGAGGACCCCGGCGATGAGCCGGAGGAATCCTGATTGTATTACGGAACCTGCTTCCTATGCGGGAGGGTGGGGTGGCTGGAAGAACACCACGTTTTTCCGGCCGCCCTGCGCGGCAAGTCTGAGAAGCATGGCCTGAAGGTTGGGCTGTGCGGCGATACCTGCCACCGGAACGGGAAGTATGCAGCGCACCAGTGTCGGGAAACGGCGGATGCCCTGAAGCAGTTCTGGCAGATAAAGTACATGATGCGGTATCGGGCCAGCGTTGCAGAGTTCAGGGCGGAGTTCGGAAAGAACTATCTGGAACTCGACTACTACGATGATGAGAGGAGCTACCCCATGAATATTATAGCGATCAGCGGCCGCCTCACGAGAGACCCTGAGCTTAGGTACACAAAGAGCAATAAGGCGGTCACTGCATTTACCATTGCGGTGGACAGACCCGGTGTAAAGGATAAGACGGACTTCATCGACTGCGTAGCGTGGGAGAAGAAGGCGGAGTTCCTGTGCCGGCATTTCAAGAAGGGGCAACGCATTGAAGTCAGCGGCGTCTTGACCACCCGCCAGTACGAAAAGGACGGCCAAAAGCGGAAGGCGACAGAGATTCGGTGCGACCAAGTGTTCTTTGGCGATAGCAAGAAGGACGAGGGACCGGTTCCACAGCCTGCGCCTTCTGGCACCGGAGGTTTTCAAGAAGCTCCTGACGAAGACGATGACCTGCCGTTCTGAGGAGGAGAGAATATGAAGACTGTTTTGATGATTGCGGCCGTTCTGTCCCTGCTGGGATGCCTGTGCGAAAACAGGAAGGGATGGTATGTGGCCCTGTTCGTAGCGTCTGTCATCCTCTACATGGCTATCGGCGCGGTAGGAGGTGCGGCATGAATAATGCAGAAAAGATGAAGACCATCACCATTTGGCAACCATGGGCTTCGCTGCTGGCTTGTGGCGCAAAGCAGTATGAAACCAGACCATGGACAACTTCCTATCGAGGCCCTATCGCCATCCACGCTGCGGCGCTTAAAATGCCGCAGGTCCTCAAAAAATGCTTTCCGATGTCGGAATGGGAGTACCACCCGGACCACAGGGCGAAGATGAAGTTCTTGGATGCTGCCGCAAAAGGTTTCGGCGGCGTCTATACGACGGAGGAAATCCTGAGCCTTCTGGATAGCCTCCCGACCGGAGCAGTCATAGCCACGGCGGAGCTTGTGAACGTGCGGCGTATCGTTCGTAATCCCGGCCAAGGTGGAGGAACCCCTGAAATCTGGGCGGAGGACCAGCAATGGGATTACATCATCCCGTCCTGTATGGAGCTTGCGCTCGGAAACTGGACTCCCGGCCGGTACGCATGGGAACTGGCGAACGTGAAGCCGATAGGCCCTATATCGGCCAAAGGCCAGCAAGGACTGTGGTGGTGGGAGCCTCCCGCGCAGGAACGGACGTGGCAAGACCACATTAAGAACAGATTTGAAAGGATTGAGTGAGATATGAGCCAAAAACCTGAAGGCACCGTCCGCCGGGTCCCGGCGGGGGAAGGGGCTCCTGATGGGGTGGAGATGATGGCGAAATGCACCGTCACGAACTTCACCGTCAGGAAGGAGAAAGTAACCGGCATTGGGAGTCAGGCGCTCGCAAACTGCAAGATGATGGCGAGCTTTGAGAATGGGGTGGTATCTATCTCGGTCAGAGGCGGGAGGCCGTTCATGGTCTCCGTCCGCTTGGATGAGGTGATGGCCCTGCTGAAAGAGGCCGCAGACTACAACATGGAGACCATTCCTCGTGAGAACGGGGAGAAAAACAAAGAGGAGGAAAGAATCAATGAGTAAGAACCTGTTTACATCTGAGTCCGTGACCGAGGGGCATCCCGACAAGGTGTGCGACCGCATCTCCGACGCCGTGCTGGATGAGGTGATGAAGCACGACCCCAACGGGCGCGTGGCCTGCGAGTGCTGCTGTACGACCGGAATGGTGATGGTCATGGGGGAGATCTCCACAGACTGCTATGTGGACATCCCGGCGGTTGTGCGGCGCACCCTGAACGAGATCGGGTACAATGGGCCGAAGGCGGGATTCGATGGGAATACCTGCGCTGTGCTGACCGCTATCCATGAGCAGAGTCCCGACATTGCTATGGGAACCAACGACCGTGTAGGCGGGGCGGGGGACCAAGGCATGATGTTCGGCTACGCCTGCAACGAAACCTCGGATTTGATGCCCCTGCCGATCACGCTCGCAAACCAGATGGCCTACAAGCTCTCTCAGGTGCGCAAAGATGAGGACCTTCCCTATATCCTGCCCGATGGCAAAACGCAGGTCACGGTGGAATATGGGGACGATGGGAAGCCCATCAGAATCCACACCATCGTCATTTCCGCCCAGCACGACCCGGATGTGAAGGTGGAAGATCTGGAAAAGCCGCTGGAGATTTGCGTTATCCGCCCTGTGCTGAAGCAGGCAAAGCTCCACCTGCCGGAGCTGGACATCGACACCTACGACCTGTTTATCAACCCGACCGGCCGCTTCGTCATGGGAGGCCCCGCTGCCGACTCTGGCCTGACCGGACGGAAAATTATCGTGGACACCTACGGCGGCATGGCAGCACACGGCGGCGGTGCCTTCTCCGGGAAGGACCCGACCAAGGTTGACCGGAGCGCGGCATATATGGCCCGATACATCGCAAAGAACATCGTGGCCGCTGGCATCTGCGATAAGTGTCAGGTACAGCTCGCCTACGCTATCGGCGTGGCCCGTCCCGTGTCCATCCGCATTGATACCTTCGGGAGCGGCGTAGACGAGGAAAAGCTCTGCAAGGCGGTGGATGTCTGCTTTGAGCTGACCCCGCAGGGAATCATCGAACAGCTCGACCTGCGTCGGCCCATCTATACAGGGACATCCGCATACGGACATTTCGGCATGGTCACGAGAGAGCTGAGACCGTGGGAGAAGACGGACCGGGTGGACCTGCTGTGTGACGTTTTCAATTCGCTGTAAGAAGAGACAGGGCAAGCTCCTTCCCCCGAAGGGGGGAGGGGCGAAGCCCAGAGAGGGAGGCTTTGTATGGCAGGACAGAAAAAAAGCCAGCTCACACCTGAGCTGAAGAGAGAAATCGTGGAGCTGGTCATCGAGACATACAACAAGGAGATCGAGAACCAGCGCAAGCGGTCATTCGATAAGCGGCTGCGGAACACCCGCCTGCTGCTTGAAAATTACAGAGGGTTCTTAGCGTTCAGCGATGGTGCCATCTACGAAGCGTCCCAGTGCGACGAAGACGTGTATGACATCCTCAGCCTGATGTCCGGGAAACCCTCTGAGCAGGAACTCTATGTGGAGAGCATCAAGAAGTCCGCTGGAAGGACGAAACTCATCATCGAGCATATCAAGAAAGCCCTCGCTGACTATGAAGCGTACTGCAAGAGGTCGAAGAGGGAGGAGGAGATGAGGAGGTATCGGACCATCCGCCGTCTCTACATAGACGATGAGGCGTGGGACGCACAGGAAATTGCGGCAGATGAATTGCTGGATATTTCCACCGTCTATAAGGACATCAAAGAGGCCACAAAGCGCCTGACACCAAGGATTTTCGGTATTGATGGACTGCGGTGAGAAAAGGTCGCCAAAAATCCGCCATTGACTTGCGACTTACCGATATGGTAAAGTGTAGGCGTTGAGATTGGATGTGTCACCCCTAAAAAACGTGGGAGGCACATCCGACCTCGCTCCTCGTAGGGTTCGGAAAACCGTTGGAAATCCGGTAAAAACCGATTGACACCAGTGGGTAAAGGGTTAGAATGAAGATAGGCCCAAACTTACCGGGACGGTCAGGAGGTGACGCAGGTGGAACGGAAATCCGATAAAGTCAGACGGCTGGTATCAAGCGGCGACTTCAAAGAGGCCTTGCGGATAGCAAAGGATTTTCGCCTCGGCATCACGAAGGAACAGTCCTCGGCTATGACGCTGGCCTATGAATGTATGGTCCACGGCAGATTCTACAAGCAGCTCGGCTACGATCTGAAACAGAAAGTGGCCGACGGCGTGGAAGTGCTGGTGGGACTGTACGGAAGGAGCGAGGAACATGATTTACACCAGCAGATACTCTAACCCGGAACTGAGGACCGGGAACTACACCGTTGTAGGGATTACGCGGGGAGCGCCAAAGTTTCCTCTCCAGTACAGACTGGACGGAAACATTATGGACATCGCCCCTCCGGGCTACCTCTTCAACGAGTACGACAGAGCGAGGTTCACACCGTCTTATTTCAGGCACATGGATAAGACCGGCGTAGCCAGAATCCAACAAATCCTCAGAAGGTATGAGGCGAAGGGCAAGCCGGTAGTGCTTTGCTGCTTCGAGGATGTGCGGAAACCCGGAGAGTGGTGCCACCGGTTGGTGTTTGCCGAGTGGTGGCTGTCCAGAACGGGTGAAGTCATCGAGGAGCTGCCCGACCCCTCGCCGAACAAGTGGCTGCCGAAGCCCACAGTACAGAAACCTGTGGAGCCTGAAGCAGTCCAGATGAAAATGTGGTAATATCCGCCGATAGCTCAGAATGTAGAGCACCTGACTCTTAATCAGGGGGTCGCAGCGTTCAAACCCTGCTCGGCGGACCAGCCATAGGGAGCCATGCCGGAAACGGTGTGGCTCCCATTTTTCATATCCACGCAACCGCGGCTTTCCAGAGGCTCACGCCTCTTGAAACAACCTACCCTATGGAACGGCAAAGCTCCAGTCGCTACCAGAGGGCAAAACTTTTTAACGAAAGGTCGGTGATCTGCTTGGCAAAGTTCCAGAACCCCGGTGCGTTCTTCCTCGGCACGTTGGTGGCGCAGGAGCAGAAATTCCTGAAGCCCCTGATAGAGAACGCCAGAAAGAACGGCTACACCCGGTTTGTAGAACCGTGCGCCGGGGCCTTCGCCATGTCCCACATTGCGGCTCAGTGCGGGTATAAGCCGGAACAGATAGAGTCGAGCGATGTGGCGATGTTCACCTCCATCATGGGGTACGCCATCACGGGCCAGTCTTTGGAGGAGCTGGAGATCAGAGCACACGGGTTCACGAATGAGGAGCTGTTGGACCCGGCCATCGCCCTGTACGCCCAGCTCTACCTGCGGACGGTCAAGAACGCCGGGAAGGAATACTTCTACGGCATCATGCGGGACTTGGAGTTTCGCAAGGAGGAACACATTCAGAGCATCCGGGAGCAGCTTGACAGGGCAAAGCAGTCCTTGCATGGCATGAGCTATCGACCTCTGGATATGTGGAAGCACCTCGAAGAGTGTTACGATGACCCGCACTGTATTGTCATCGCAAATCCTCCAACCTATGCTGCTGGCTTTGAGAAGTGGTATGACACCGGCGGCCGGATGAGCTGGAAAGAACCGGAGTACGGCATCTTCGACCCTGAGACTGGGCTGAAAGAGCTGTATGAGAAGATGGAGGATGCTAAGTGCCTGTTGGTCTGCTATGAGGAGAACGCTCCCGGACTGACAGCGGGGCATCCTGTTTTTGCCCGGTATGGTGTCCGGGAGGGCATCAACGTGTATTTGACCACGAACAGGCCGGATGAAGCAACCGCGCTGGCTGAGGGCAAGATGATTACCCGCCCCAATGAAGGAAAGCTGGAACCTCTGGATTGCAGCATCCTGCCGAGGGACTATGAAATCACCCGGAAGTCCAAGGTGCAGATCACGCAGATTGAGCGCACGGCGGCGCAGTATTACCGGAAGCTCTGGACCCACAACTTTGTAGGTTCGTCCGCGCCTATCAACATGGCCGTGCTCATCGACGGCAAGCTGGCCGGTGTGTTCGGACTGGATAAGTCCGCTCTCACGATGGGCGCCTTTGGTACGCAGGTCAGCGATGCGGTGTTTCTCATGTATGGCATGACGGTCCCGCATAAGAAGTACCGGCTCGGACGGCTCCTGACCATGTTGGCGCAGAACAAGCCCCTGATTATGAGCATCTGTACCGATTTGGAGAAGGAAAAGGCCAAGACGCTGAAGACGGTCCAGATGACCAAGTACCCGGAGGCCAAAGAAATGCGCGGCCTCATGGAGCTTACGAAGAAAGTTCCCGACAAGAAGATGGGATTTCGGCTCACCTATGAGTCGCCCCTGTACGATAGAAACGCCAAACAAGCGTTGAATGAATGGTTAGGGAGGGAAGAAAGATGGCAGAGACAGCGAGAGAAAACGAAGTCGGCAGAGCAGAAGTGAAGTATCAGACCGTGGCCGACATGGGTTCCGGTCTGGTCATCGCCAAGGTCAGGTTGACCGACTTCCGCGAGCAGGACATCAACGCTCGCATTATGAAGACTGAGATGCAGAAGCAGCTCACCGATAACATAAAGAAGCGGGGCCAGTTGGAAAGCCTTCCGTTCTGCGCCCTGATCGACAACCGCATTGAAATCATCTCCGGCCACCACCGCATCCGGTCCGCGAAGGACAGCGGTGTTCTGACGGAGATTTTTGTTATCCTCGATACGACCGGCCTGCGGCGCTCTCAGGTGGCAGCAAAGCAGATCGCCCACAATGCCATCTCCGGTTTTGATGACCAGTCCACCCTGAAGGAGATCGCCAAGATGATCGACGATGTGGATGATATGCTGGAAAGCTACATCGGCAAGGACATCATCGGAGAGCCTATGGCAGAGCTTGAAAAGCTCCTGTCCCCGAAGGTGGAGTTCGACTGGAAGAACGTGACGTTTACGTTCCTCCCGCATCAGGTCAGGGACTTCGAGAAGCTGGTGTCCGTCCTCCAGAGCATCAGCCCAGATGTTCTCGGCATTGCTGATATTGACCAGCACGAGGGCTTCATCGAGGCCATCACCAAGTACCAGCAGTTCGCAAACGTCAAGAATACCGGGGCGGCAATCCATGCGATGGTGAAGGCAACCGAGTCCATGTTTGAGGACCTGCACTTTGACGAGAGCGAGGAGTGGGTACAGCTCACCAACCTGTTCGGCAGTCCTGCAATTCCGAAAGAGGCCGCAGACATTATCGCTGAGGCTCTGAAGAAAATGACAGAAGAGGGGACGGTGGGGGCCAAGAATAAGTGGCAGGCTTTGGAGTTCTGGGCCGCCGACTATTTAGCTGGAAAGTAGGTGAGCAGATGCCTACGCCCATGAAGTACAACCCGGAGTATCACGATGACTGGGCGTGGTCGTTGGCACTCAAAGGCGCCACAGACCAAGAGGTGGCGGAGGCTTTCAGAGTATCGAAGCGGACCATCATTCGCTGGAAGGAAGACCATCCATCTTTTGCTGAAGCCTATCAGCGGGGGAAGGATATTGCTGACGCTAAGGTCAAGAAGGCGCTGTATGAGAGGGCCATAGGCTACGAAGTTACCGAGAAGGAAAGCACAGTGGATGTAGACCCCAAGACCGGCGAGAGCAAGCCGGTGCGGGTCAAGACCACCACGAAGAAATATCCGCCTGATACTATGGCGGCCATGTACTGGCTCAATAACCGGAGCAAGGGCGAGTTCTCCCAGAGACAGGAAATCACCCTCGGAGGGGCTGTAAAGACCTCTCCGATGGAAAAGCTGTCCGAGGAAGATCTTCGCAGGCTTGCCCGTATGGATGAGGAGCAGGATGGCGCGGAGTAGGCGCTCCATCTCACCGGCTCTAAAGAAGTCCATTGCCACCGAAGCAAGGTATGAGCTGGCGAGAAGATACTACGCAGATTATGTCCAGCTCGTTCATGCAGGCAGGTGGAAACGAGCCAGACACCTCGACCTTGTGTGTCGAGAGCTGGAAAACATCATGTCCGGGAAGACCAAGCGGTTGATGATATTCATGCCGCCCCGCCACGGCAAGTCCATGACGGTTACAGAAACCTTCCCGTCGTTCTATCTGGGGAAGAACCCAGAGAAGCGGGTCATCGAGATTAGTTACAGCGGTGATTTGGCACAGCAGTTCGGCAAGCGAAACCGCGACAAAGTGGAGGAGTACGGCCCTACGCTGTTCGGACACACCATTTCGCAGGTTCAGGCCACCAAGACCAACTGGAACCTTGACAACGGAACAGGCGGCATGATTTCTGTCGGCATCGGCGGCTCTATCACGGGCTACGGTGCCGATTTGCTTATCGTTGATGACCCCATCAAGAACCGAGCTGAAGCTGAATCCGCAACCTACCGCGACAAGCTATGGGATGAGTACCAGTCCACGGTCAGCACACGACTTCATGCAGGCGGCGCAGTCATCATCATTCTGACCCGTTGGCATGAAGATGACCTTGCTGCCCGACTCCTGAATCCTGAATACGGCAAGGTCGAGGACTGGAAGATTATTTCCCTCCCCGCAATCTGCGAAGACCCAGAGAGTGACCCGCTCGGACGCACATCTGGCGAAGCACTCTGGCCTGCTGGCGGATATGACGAAGCATGGGCTGCACAGCAGAAAGAGACTGTTGGCACCTACGCATGGTCTTCTCTGTATATGCAGACCCCGACGCCCAGCTCTGGCGGTATGTTCAAGCGAGAGTGGTGGAAACGGTGGGCCGCGCTTCCATCCGGTCTGCACGATTTCATCCAATCGTGGGACTGCACGTTCAAAGACAAAGACGGTTCCGACTATGTTGTGGGCCAAGTGTGGGCCAGAAAGGGAGCAGACAGATACCTGCTTGACCAAGTTCGAGGCCGCATGACCTTCACGGAAACGCTGAACGCGATGCGAGATCTGTCCGCCAAGTGGCCACAGACCCACAGAAAGCTGGTGGAGGATAAAGCCAACGGCACCGCTGTCATTGATGTGCTGAGGAAAGAGATTCCCGGCATCATCCCTGTTGAGCCTTTTGGCGGCAAGGTAGTCCGCGCCCACGCCACAACAGCAGTCGCAGAGGCCGGGAATATCTACATCCCGGCGGCATCCGTAGCACCGTGGGTTATGGATTTTGTGGAAGAGATGGCCGCCTTCCCAAGTGGTGCTCACGATGACCAAGTGGACTGCTACTCGCAGGCCAATGCCTATTACAACGAGAACACCTTCGACATAAGCTCGTTGATTTCCTGATAGAAAGGGTGAAAAAGTATGCTAATTACCTTTACGGTCAAAGACCAGAAGGTCACTCACGACTTGAAACAGACGCTCGTGTCTGGGAGCGTTGGTATCATCCGGGCTGTGTTTCTGTTTGACGAATCGTGGGATGGCCTCGACAAGATCGTTGTGTTCAAGAACAGCAAGTCGTGCAAGCCCATCCCTGTCCGCTATGAAGACAGCACCTTCGACATCCCGCCTGCCGCCTTGCTTCCCGGCAAGCTCTACGTTTCGTGCGTCGGATTTGGGGAAGGAGGTGTCAGGAAGAACACGCAAGGCTGGGACATCCAGCAGGCTATCACGGTCCAGAAGTGCGGGGACATGGGTGGATGTGATCTGCTCAGAAATATCGTACAGGTCCCGGAGTCTAAAGTGGCAACCGATGACGAGTTCGTTTCCATGATGAAGGACGTGTTCGGAGAAGACTACGGCTCCGGTAGCGGAGCGGATGACCCCAGCATCGACAGCGATGAAATCGCTACCGATGAAGAAGTCCAAGAGATGTTTGCTGAGGTATTTGGGGCCAAAGGCCACGGCTCCTGACTTCAGAGAACATATACAATCCAAACATTAGGAGGAAATAAGTATGGCTTACGATGAAAGCAAACTCGCAAGACTGAAACACCTGAAGGAACTGGCTCAGAAGGTCAACGATGACTGCGCGACCAAGGCTGAACTGAACACTCTGTCTGAGCGCGTGGAAGGGCTGGTGACTGCTGGTGGTGAACCCAATGTCATCACCGCCATCAAGGTCAACGGCGCTGCCCAGCAGGTTGGTGCCGACAAATCCGTGGACATTGCCGTTCCCGGCTACACCATCGAAAAGGCTGCGGACTCTGGCGACTACGCCTCCGTCTACCAGCTGATGAAGGATGGCGTTGCCACCGGTGCGGCTATCAACATCCCCAAGGACATGGTGGTTCAGTCTGGCTCCGTTGTCACTCTGGACGCTGACGGTGCCGCTGCTGTCGGCCTGACCAAGGCTGGCACCTACATCAAGCTGGTGCTGGCGAACGCTACCAGCGACACCCTCTACATCGACGTGAGCGGCCTGATCGAGTATGTCACCTCCGGCTCTGCCGAGGGCGACATGGTGTTTATCACCATTGATGAGGCCACCCATAAGGTGACTGCGACCATCACCGACGGCACCATCACCAAGGCCAAGCTCGCCGCTGCCCTCGTGACCGAGATTGAGGGCAAGGTTGACAAAGTGGAAGGCAAGGGCCTGTCCACCAACGACTACACCGACGCCGAGAAGACCAAGCTGGCGGGTGTGGCCGAAGGCGCAACCAAGGTGGAGGCCAGCACCACCGAGGGCAATATCAAGGTCAATGGCGCTGAGGTGCAGGTGGTAAGCATTGCCACCGATGCTGAGGTGACGGAGATGCTGAACGAGGTCTTCGCCGCCGAGCAGCCCACCACCTGATGAGCCTGAAGAGCAGGGAGGGCGGCGATAAGCTGCCCTCCCTATCTTTCTGCAAAGGAGAGCGAACATGAGTATTTTGCTTGAACAGTTCAGGCTCATCGCCCAGCAGTCGAAAGGCTATACGGCGGGTCTGATTGCAGAACTCGCTGATGCTGTTGAGGAGGCCATCGCGCCGCTGGCAGAACACGCCGAATCAGCTCATGCTCCTGCCAATGCCGAGGAAAACGTCATCGTCAGCGTCAAGCGGAACGGTACAGCAGTACCGCCGGTTGATAAGATCGTGGATATTACTGTTCCCGTCAAGCTGTCCGAGATGCAGAACGACAGTGGATATGTCACGGAGGAAGAAGCTGCGGCTTTGGTCAGCAGTTCCGGCCATCTGAAACACGCCACTGTTGACGAACTCCCGGCACCGGCTGAAGCGGACGCCAACACCATCTACTTCCTGCGCAAGAACAACAGCGAAGCCGGAAAGCAGTACACACCGTACAAGCTCATCAACGGCATCCTCGAAGTTGTTGGCGCCGGAGAAGCTGATCTTGAAGGGTATGCCACTACGGACAGCGTGGGAAAGGCAGACGCCGCTCTCATCACCAGCATCTTCAACACGATGGAAGCCTCCGCCGAGAAGTACATGGGAACAGGCAACTTGGTCACGTTCTGGGGCCTACTGAAGCCCTTGCTTGCGGCGCATGACAGCGGCATCAGCGACCTCGCAGCCCGTGTGGAGCTGCTGGAGCTGATTCTCAACTCTGATGTTACGGGGAATCCGTACTACGTCACTTTCAATTCGCTGGATGGCCTTGCGGTCACTGGCGTCTGGAATACTACCGATGGACGCATTGAGTTTTAACAGGAAGGAGTGATGCCCCCATGCGTACACCAAAAGACGAGATAGAGCGTCGCAGGCTGAATGAGCGTGGGCGTCAAATCCTCCAAAGACAGGCTGGCAAAGCCGTCCGACCACACCGCGAGGACGGCTATGTCAACCTTCTGAACAAGTATGGGACAACACAGGATAACTCGGAGGCGTATAAGTATGAGCGCGAGCCGATTATCCCCGATATGCAGCTCACCAGCTTGTATGAAGGGAACGGTCTGTTTTCCAAAATCATAGACACGCCTGCGGAGGAAGCTCTGAAGCACGGCTTTGACCTGAACGTGAAGAGCGATGAACTCAATGCTTTCATTGAGGATGCGCTGGATGACCTCGAATGGGAGGAAAAAGCCGCTACTGCCATCAAGTGGGCGCGGCTGTACGGCGGGGCCATCATCGTCATGCTCATTGACGATGGGCGGGGGCTGGAGGAACCGGTGGACTGGGAGAATATTCGCAGTATCGATGAGCTGCGGGTCTACGAACGGGCCATTGTGCAGCCTGACTACACCAGCCTCTATAAGCAGGACTACGGCGGGAAGGGCAGAGGAAACCGGGTGTCCAAGTTTGGACAGCCGGAGTTCTACTATGTGTCGAGCATCTATGGCTCGTTCACGGTCCATGAGAGCCGGTGTCTTGTATTCCGAAATGGCGTCCTGCCTGAGCAGACATCGAACACGACCTATTTGTTCTGGGGGATGCCTGAGTACGTCCGCATCCGTAGGGCATTGAGGGAAACTATCACAGCCCACACAGACAGCGTGAAGCTGCTGGAGAGGAGCGTGCAGGCCATCTACTCCATGAAGGGGCTTGCGGCGCTGTTGACCACGGATAACGGAGAAAACCAAGTCCTGAAGCGTTTGCAGGTCATCGACATGGCGCGTGGCCTGTTGAACAGCATTGCCATTGACTCCGATGGCGAGAACTATGACTTTAAGACCCTCCAGTTTACGGGGGTCAAGGATGTCATTGACGCCACCTGCAATATGCTCTCAGCCCTGACGAACATTCCGCAGACCATTTTGTTCGGCAGGTCCCCGGCTGGCCTGAACTCTACCGGGGAGAGCGACTTCGAGAGCTACTACAACTTCGTGGAGCGGATTCAGCGGTTGATGCTGAAGAGGAATCTCCGTGACCTGCTGGATGTAGTGTTTCGCGCCGGTGTGTCCTCTGGTGAGATTCTGGAAGAGCCGGACTACAAGCTGAAGTTCAACCCGCTGTGGAGCCTGAGCGAAACCGAGCAAGCCACGGTGGACCAGACAAAGGCAAACACGGCGAAGACCAAGGCCGAGACAGCGCAAATCTATGTGGATATGCAGGCCCTTGACCCGTCCGAGGTTCGCAACCGCCTTGCCTCCGATGAGACGTTCGATGTTGAGGACATCATCACCGAGGATGACGAAGAGGATCTGTTGAAATCCCTGCTGGGTGCCGGTCCTGACATGATGAGCGACATTGAAGCAGCGCAGAAGAACATCGAGGAGCAGCAGACACCGGGAGGCGGAGAGCAAAGTTCAACGCAGCAGCCTCAGCCCGGTATTCCAGTGCAGTCCGATGCTGCTGATTCCATTTCCGGCGTCGGTGTTCTGGTTCTTCAGGATGGCAAAATCCTGTGCGGCAGAAGGGTCAAAGAAGGAACTATCGGAGGCCCCGGCGGACACATCGAGGCGGGGGAAACCCCGGAAGAGGCCGCCATCCGAGAAACGCAGGAAGAGTTCGGCATCACTCCAAAGGAACTGATACCGATAACGGTCCTGACTGGTATGCCGGAGGAGTATTGCAACTCGCAGGTTTATCTCTGTACCGAGTACGATGGCCGCATTGCCTGCGACGGTGAAGAAATGACCCGTCCGGGATTCATCACAGCGGAGAAAGCTGTGGACCTGATCGAGCATAAGCCTGACCATCTGTTCCTGCCATTTGCCCTGTCGATAAGCGGGCTTTTGGAGGCGCTTCAGTAACACCACGCCCAAAGGCGCACACAGCGCCTACACGGGGCTTTTGGCATCGACCAACAACTTACCCTCGTAAGAGGGAACGGACAAATCCAGAGGCGTTCTGGCGAAACCAGAGCGCAATCCAGCAAACACCCACGGGCGACGGTGCAGACCGCCGCTTTTTATGCGTTTATGCCGGGGGAGGAGGTGACGGGCCGGTGAATGATATTGCGCACCAACAGATGGTGCAGGAGTTGCTTTCCAAGCGATTCGGAAGCCACCAGAGGCTTTTATGCAAGTACGAAACCCAATACCCTATACAGGCGGAACGTGAGTTTCAGAGGGTCACAAATGCCTATATCCGCTTGCTGAACGAGATGCTGAAGAAGTACCTCCCGGAAATCAGGGACGCGGCCCGTATTGAGCGTGAGGCAAACAGCCGACGCGATGATACCTCCGACCTGATTGCCAGAGTAACGGCGGTCTTCAATAAGATGGCCGCCGAGCTGGAACGTCAGACTGCCAGCTTTGGCCTTTACGACAAGATTGAGGCAATGGCAAAGCTGACGCGGAAGTTGAGCATCCGGGAGTGGAAGAGGGCGGTGAAAGACACGCTCGGCGTAGACCTGCTTGATGACTACTACACCGGCGAACTGTACCGGGAACTGATGAAACGGTGGGTCGATGACAACGTATCGCTCATCAAGACCATCCCACAGGACAGCCTCGGCCGGATGAAGGAGATCGTCATTGAAGGCTATCAGAACGGAGCAACCACGACGGCCATCGTGAAGAAAATCCAGAAGGCATACAGCGTTGACCGCCGACACGCCCAGCTTTTGGCCCGTGACCAGATCGCCAAGCTCAACAGCAATATCGCCCAGAAGCAGCAGCGCGACGCCGGAGTGGAGGAGTACATCTGGTCTACTTCAGGCGATAGCCGCGTCAGACCGGGCCACGCTCGGCTGAACAACAAAAGGTTCCGGTGGGATGACCCGCCCGTTGTCGATGAAAAGACCGGGCGCAGATGTCACCCCGGCGAAGATTATGAGTGCCGCTGTGTGGCGCTTGCAGTCTTTGACCGGGACACCATCGACCTGCCGGTGGCTGGAAGGGGTGGTAGGAAATGAAGAAGACTTTTTAGCACCGGCCATGACTGGCTGAGAGGAGGAATCAACGCATGAGTACCCCGGAATCCCGAAAGGTGCAGCGTCTCGACAGTATTCCGATGGATATGACCTACTTCACGGAGGAGGGCTACCTCGTAGACCATCCGATTGTGACTTCAGTAGGCATCTTCGTGTACCACAATCCTGACGGCACCGAGCGCCGGGAGCTGCGACTCCCGGAAGAGGTCTTCGCTGAGAAGAGCCTCGCATCCTACAAGGGAAAGCCCATCATCATCACGCACGAGGCTGGCTATGTCGATACGGATAATGTGCAGGAGGAGAGCGTCGGAACTATCCTGAGCGACGGTTATCAGGATGGCAGCGATGTTCGCGCCGAAATCATCATCCACGATATGGACAGCGTAAAGCGGATGGGGCTGCGAGAACTGTCATGTGGCTACAACCTGCGTCTGGAGGAAACTCCCGGCGTGTGGGAGGGCCAGCCCTATGACGCTATCCAGCGGGACATCGAAATCAATCATCTTGCCCTTGTCGATAAGGCGAGAGCTGGTGAACAGGCTCGGCTCAATATTGACGGGCAGAGCCAAAATTATCTGATAGGAGGAAAGTTGACAATGGATAAGACCAAGAGAAACGACGGAGCGCCCACTCCCGAAGAGCTGGCTTCCGCAGTCGAAGCCTATAAGCAGCGTCGTGCGGAACGCATGGGCGCCGCTGGTGATGGAGCGGATGCGGTGAAGGTGGAGGTTCCTGCCCCTGTGGAGGCTGCTCCCGCCGCTGAGCCTGAAAATCAGGACTCTGTGCAGATGGTCCGCGACCGCCGTGATCGTCGGGACGCCACCGGCGACCCCGAAGACATGAACGGCGCGATGGGCGTCATCGCACAGCAGGATGAGGACATCGACACTCTGCTGGGGGTCATTGATGTTCTGAAGGCCGCCGGGACCGTCACTGACAGTTCTGACGAAGAGAATCAGGACGAGGATGACGAGAAGGCCGATGGCGCCGACTGCAACGAGGACAGCGAGGGTGGCGGGCAGGAACCCAAGAAGGACGAGGCCGAGAAGAAGGACCGTGCCGACTCCGCCACTGAGTTCCGCGAGTTGCTTCGCGTGGTTCGTGTGGGCGACCGCCTGAACATGGACGGGCTGGAGGTTATGAGCGTCAAGAACGCGAAGAAGGCTGTGCTTGGCAAGCTGAAGCCTTCCCTGCGGCTGGATGGTAAGAGTTCCGCCTACATCAGCGCGGCCTTCGATATGGCCGTGGCCGAACTGAAGGACCGGAAGGACACCAACTTCCAGCGCGGCCAGATGATGCGGCAGGACGCCAAGCCTGCACCCAAGTCTGTCGGCTCTGCTGCTGATGCCCGCCAGCGCATGATCGAACGGAGAATGAAGAAGGAGGATAAATAACATGAGTGTTCAGACCACTTACGGCTACGCTACCGGCAAGGGACTCGCTGGTGGCATTTATGATATGCACCACTATCCCGTGGACTCCCGCTTCAACGAGGAGGAGAACGGGAAGCTGCGCTTCGGTGTGGGCGTTGTCCCCGGCACCATTCCCGGCAGCAACATCAAGCTGCCTACGGCGGAAAGCACCGCCGCTCAGTTCGAGGGCGTCATCGTGAATGGCTTTGACCGCCAGCAGGATTTGGAGGGCAAGCTCTCCATTCTGAACAATCAGAACGTCGGCGTCATGCGGCGCGGCCGTATCTGGGTGCGGTTGGCCGCCAACGCGACCCCCAGCTATGGCAATGCCCTGCACATGATCGTCGATGGCAATGAAGCTGGCTGCTTTGCCACTGAGGGCGGCGTGACCATCCCCGGCCGGTTCATCGGCTCTGCCAGCAACGGCGTGGCGCCTGTGGAACTGTACGGCATCGACGGGTCTGCTGATGCGGCGGATTCTGGCTCCGAGGATGCAGGCGGCGGCACTGTTGAGGGCGGCGGCGAAACCAATGACCCCAACAAGACTGAGTGATTGAGAGGAGGAAACGAAAATGAGCATCAAGAAACAGAAGCACATGAACTACGACCAGAATGACTATGAGGCTCTGCTGGCCTCCAATATCCCGGCGTCTCTGGTCAGCACCCCTCAGATGAACTTCGATGATGCGGAGTCCGCGTCCGTGTTCTTCGCTCGTGAGTTGGACTATGTGAAGTCCCAGTCCTACGATGTCGAGTACCCCGAACTCACCGCCCTGAAGCTGTTCCCGGTTTCCAGCGAGGTTGACCCCGGCGCTGAGACCGTGACCTATTACAGCTACGACAAGGTGGGTCTGGCGAAGATCATCAGCAACTACGCCACCGACCTGCCCCGCGCTGATGTGAAGGGCAAGCCCACCACCGCCATCATCAAGTCCCTCGGTGACAGCTACGGCTACTCCATTCAGGAGATGCGAGCCTCCGCGATGGCCGGCAAGTCCCTCGACACCCGCAAGGCCGAGTCTGCGCGGTATCAGATCGACTATCTGAACAACAAGATCGCGTGGTGCGGCGACAAGGAAACCGGCCTGCGCGGTGTCCTGTCCCCGGAGAACGACATCCCCCTGTATGTTCCCGCCGCTGGTGCGAAGGGGAGCACCAAGTGGGTAGATAAGACCGAGGACGAGATTCTGGCCGACATCACCGGTATGCTGACCCAGATGGCCCGGACCACCAAGAAAGTCGAGAAGGCCGATACGCTGGCGCTCCCCGCTGAGGCGTATATCGTCCTCCAGAACCGTCGTATCGAGGGTACGGACAGCAATGTCCTCTCCTACATCCAGAAGAACATCAAGGACATCACCAACATTGTGTCCTGCCCGGAGCTGGACCCCGACAGCGTGGACACCAACCCCTATGCCGCCGAAACCGACGGTCAGGGCGTCCTGCTGCTGTTCAAGAACGATGCCCGGAAGCTGACCATCGAGAACCCGCTGCCCTTCATGCAGTACCCTGTCCAGACTCAGGGCCTCGAAATGGTCGTTCCTTGCGAAGCCCGCACCGCTGGCGCGATGATTTACTACCCCATGTCCCTGCTCATCGCCCCCGGCATTTGCTAATCCCACAGAGGGACCCGTACAGCGCGGGTCCCTCCCATTTTTACAGTAAAGGAGCATGAAACATGAAACTGAAGAACATCTGCCATAAAGTCATCAACGTGGGCGATACCGTCATCCTGCCCGGTAGCTCCAAGGAGGTCAAGGGCTACGATGAGAGCAACGCTGCTTTGAGCTGCCTCATCAAGAAGAAGTGCCTCTCTGTTGTCAAGGAGAAGGCTACCGGCCGGGGGAAGTAAGCGATGGAACAGGCCGTCAGGATATTCCGTCTGGTGGCTACCGAGTTTGAGAACCTGAACGATGAAACCGTGGAGGCGTGGCTGGACCTCACAGCGCCGCTCATCAGCAAGAAGGTGTTTGGCAAGCTGTACGACCAAGCTCTCGCGCTGCTGACCGCACACCGGCTGAAGATGGCCGGATATGGAGACAGCACCTATGGCACAGTCGGAGATACCTTGCGGATAGGCAGCTATACCGAAGGGGAAACCTCCATCAGCTTCACGGTAAATCAGGGAACGAACCTGCTGGTCGATGCCGAGCTTGCCCTGACGCCCTACGGCCTTGAATACCTCTCCCTGCGGCGGTTAGTCGTTATCCCCATAAGATCGTCTGGTGAGTGCCGATGACCGGGGGATGGGACAGACTGACCCCAGAAGGGGAGCGGTTCTTCAAGCAGATTGATGAACTGCGGGAGAAGGAGGTATTCATCGGCTTCCAGTCCGGGGAGGTAACGGATGACCATGGCGTGGACATGGCCCAAATCGCCATGTGGAACGAACTCGGTACATCGACTTCGCCATCCAGACCTTTTCTCCGCATGAGCGTTGATGAAAACGCATCCGACATCAACGATATGTGCGGGAAGCAGCTAAAGTCTATCGCAGAGGGCGGAACAGCGGAGCAATGCCTGAAGCAAGTGGGCGTGTTCGGTGTTTCTCTGGTCCAAGAGAAGATCGTGAGCGGCAGCTATGCGCCAAACGCACCGTCCACCATCAAGAAGAAAGGCTCCGACAAGCCGCTGATTGATACCGGTAGGATGCGCCAGTCTGTCAAATACGTCATCAGGAAGAAGGGAGGGGGCTGATATGGGCCTCGGAATATTCCGCAGAGCTTTTGTCATCAGACGCTTCGGAGAAGAGAGCATCATCGATGGCTACGGGGTAGCTCCCTATGCCGATGAGCTTACATCGCTCAACGTCCAGCCGTTGTCTAAAGACGAGCTTCAGGCTCTCCCGGAGGGGGAGCGCAGGGTCAAGCGCATGAAAGCGTTTGGAGATCTTGTGTTCACCACAGCAGACCAGTCCACCGGCAGGCGGGGGGACTGGCTTTTTTATCAGGGCCGCATGGACCCGGAAGGCCACTGGTATGAGTGCGTCAGTTCCCTCGGATGGGACCACACCATGCTGGGCCATTGCCGGAGCGAGTTTGTTCTGGTGTCTGAGGCGGAGGCCAGACGGGTCCCCGCCCCGGAAATCAGCGCAGATGGAAAGGACGGATGCTGCTGCCTATGAATTTGTCCGAGCTGAAGCTGCTTATCAAGCAGCTCACAGAACTGTATTTCACCGGCGCCACCGTGACCTATGCCAAGCAGAGCTTTGCGGCAAAGCCTGTAAATCCGCTGGTGACGCTCACCACTGGCGCTGTAAGCCGCCCGATGAATCCGCCTGTCAAGATAATTGACGGGCGGCCGGTCTGTTTCTATCCGGCCTCTGTGCCAATCCAGATAGACCTGTTCACGCACGGCCGCCAGACAGAGGTGGCACCGGGCATTACACCCATTGTAGAAAACACCGCAGAGGACGATATGCTGGCCTTCACCGCTTTCCTGAACTCGGAGTACGCAGTCCAGTGGTGCCATAAGCGCGACATCGCCATTGTTGTCCCCGCTACGGTTCAGGATTTGACCGGCCTCATCCATGACACCAATTATGAGTTCCGAGCCATGGCTGAGATCGTTGTGTATTTCACCATGTCGGCTATCGGCTACACCGGCTCTCTGACACCGGAAAGCGTGAAGCACACCGGGGCAGGCGGCGAGGAGATCAGCGGCGGGGACATTCAGGCTGACGATGTTACGGCCCTGAAGCCGGAGATCTCGCAGACGCCGAGCGGTGGAGGGAACTTGGAAATGACCGGCGATGAGGACGGTTATTTCACGAATGTCAGTATCAACGATAAACTCGTGAAGGAGGAAAACAACCTATGAGCGCAAACCTCGATAGGATTTGTACGGTTGACATCTCGCTGGCAACGCCCATTTCCAACGATGCCAACTTCGACAATATCCTGATTATCGGACCGGCTCCTAAAGCCCCGAAGGAAGATGTACCCGCTATCGGCGTGTATAACAGTCTGGAGGAGCTGACAGAGCTTGGCATCCTTGCCACCGGCGACGGCGCTGACCCTGTTGGCGTTGCTGCGCGGGTGGCCTTTTCTCAGACTCCCAGACCCCACGAGGTCTATGTGGCTTTCGTTGGAGAGATCGTCAATGAGGAGACCGGGGAAGCTGCCCTGCAAAGCATGACGGAGGTTATGGAGAACGCCCTTGCCACCAGTGGATGGTATTGCATCTGCCCCGTCGGGCTGACGGATGAGCAGGTGGCGGAGATCGTTCAGTGGACCGAAACGCAGAACAAGATCTGCGGCTACATCGAGGATGACCCGGAGAATCCCATCGTGGAGGCTGGCCTCTACCTGCGGAGCTACCCGGTCTATCCGAAGGTCACGGAAGACCAGCTCGACAACGACATTCCTGCGGAGAATAAGTATGGCGCCGCTGTTGCAATGGCTGTCAAGGCCATGAACTTCCACGCCGGTGAGGAGACATGGGCGCTGAAGCAGGTGGCTACCGTCACGCCCTCCAAGCTGAAGAGCACCTTCATCAAGAAGCTGGAGGCTGGCAACATCAGCTACATCATTACCGTAGCGTCTAAGAATATCACGCAGGGCGGCAAGACCAACGGCGGCGAGTGGATTGACATTATCCGCTTCCGCGACTGGCTCCAGAACGATATGCAGGTCCGCGTGGTCAACCTGCTCATCGTCAACCCGAAGATTCCCTATACGGATGGTGGTATCGGCCTCGTGGAGAATCAGATGCTTGCATCCCTGAAGGATGGTCAGAAGTACGGCGGCATCTCTCCCACCGAGTATGATGCCGATGGCAATGCCATTCCCGGCTATGTGACCTCCGTTCCGCTGGCCTCTGAGCTGACCAGCACCCAGAAGGCATCCCGCGTCCTGACGGACTGCGAGTTTTCCGCACGGCTGGCTGGCGCTATCCATGTGGTGGAGATCAAGGGCTGCCTGACCTATGAAACGCTGTAAGGGAGGGATGAAGAATGTCTGGCAAGATTAAGACCTACAACCCGAAGGAGGTCATCGCTTCCTTTGGAACCCATATTATCACCGGCTATGCGGATGACTCGTTCATCACGATTGAGCCGAACGGCGATGGCATTACCAAGAAGGTAGGCTGCGACGGGGAAATCGTTCGTGCGGTATCCCCGGACAACACCTTCAAGGTAAAGCTCACGCTGTTGCAGACAAGCGACAGCAACTCCGTTCTCTCCCAGAGCGTAGACCGGGACCGCGATACCGGTGATGGAATGGCACCGTTGCTCATCAAAGACCTGAAGGGTGGGCTGCTGTTCAGCACCGAGGCAGCATGGCCGGTCAAGAAGGCTCCCGTAACCCGTGGCAAGGAGTCCAACAACCGCGAGTGGGAGCTGGACACCGGCGATGCCACGATGGACGAATGAGGAGGTAGCCCATGAAACAGATGGAACCGCGTGAAGTGACGGTGGGGGAGAACACCTTCTACATCCGTCCGCTTCCCGCTTTTAAGGCGGCGAACCTGACCGGCGAGCTGGCGGCCCTTGTGCTGCCGCTCATCTCCGGTCTTGCTCCGCTGCTTTCGGTCATTGACTCCGAGAAGGAGGGCAATGGCCTGATGGACCTGAATGTTGAAGATGCCGCTCCCGCTATTGCGGGGGCGTTTTCTTCGCTGTCTGGCGATAAGCTCGAAGCCATCCTGAAGCACCTGCTGATTTCCGGTAAGAACATCGCCGTGGAAGTTCCCGGCGAGAAGGCAAAGGTGCTGACGGAGGACCTTGCCAACGAAGTGTTCTGCACCGATGTGCAGGATATGTTCATTCTGGGCTTCGAGGTCATTCGCACCAACTACAACGGTTTTTTCAAGAAGCTCGGCGACCGATTTGGCAAAGCCGCCGAGTTGCTGAAGCAGATGAAGAATCTGAAACAAGCCGGTACGGAGATCTCGACCTCAGCGGCTTCTGCGAATTAGAGCTGAGAATGTATATCCTCATCAAAGCACGGCTGGCAACCATGTGGGAGCTGAAGAACTGCTACACGCTGGACGAGGCTCTGAAGCTCTATGCTCTGTACCGCATGGAGCAGGATGTGGAGGCAGGCCGTGCTGAGGATATTGCAAAGGGGGTGAACTGATCGGCATGACCATTAGAGACATCGGCATTTTGTTTGGCTACAAGCTCGATCAGGCTTCTGAGAACAAGGTCGAGAGCAGCGTGAAGTCGCTGAAATCTATGGCAACGAAGGCGCTGGGCGCCATTGGCCTGACGCTCTCCATTGCCGGTATCTCGTCGGCCATCAAGGACTGTGTTTCTCTGGCATCCCAAGTGGAGGAAATGGAGAACAAGTTCGATGTGGTGTTTGGAGAAATCCGGGATGAGGTAGACGCATGGGCGGAGGACTTCGCTGATGCCGTGGGCAGGAATAAGAACGACATCAAGACCTACCTTGCCGACCAGCAGAACCTACTCGTCGGTTTCGGCATGACCAGAGAAGCCGGTGCAGAGCTGTCCAAGCAGATGACCACGCTGGCCCTTGATCTGGCTTCTTTCGGAAACCTCGACGAAGCCACCGCCGTGAACGCCATGACAAAGGCGGTCATGGGCGAGTCTGAAGCAGCCAAGACCCTCGGCGCCGTTCTGAACGACAGCACCAGAGAACAGGCCATGTTCGCCCTCGGCCTGACCGGGACCTATGAGTCCCTTGACCAGCTCACGAAGATGCAGGTCAACTACCAAGCTATCCTGAGCCAAAGCCCAGATGCCATCGGGGACTGCGAACGCAGTCTGAACTCCTATGAGAGCACCGTGCGGCGCTTCCAGTCCAAGCTGAAGGAAGTAAAGACCCTTGTGGGCCAGTTCTTCATGCCGACCTTCCAGAAGGTCCTCAGCTTCGGAGCACGGGGCCTGACAGTCCTTCGGGACGGAGTGCAAAAGCTGAACGACTTCGCCAATAAAGTCGGCGGCGCAGAGAAAATCCTCGGTGTGCTGGGTGTGGCGCTGGCCGCCACCTTCGCCGTGATGAACGCAGGCAAGATCGCAAAGGTGGTCTCCAGCTTTAAGAGCCTGTCGAGCGCCCTCGGCATGGGGGCAGGGAAGGCGCTGGCCTTTTTCGCCATCTTCCTGCTGATTGCCCTCGTCATCCAAGACTTCATCGCCTTTATGAAGGGCGACAACAGCGTGATAGGGGCCTTGTTCGACAAGGCTGGCATCGGCGCAGACAATGCCCGGAAGACCATCATCAACGCATGGAACACGGTGAAGAGCTTCCTGCTGAATGTATGGGGCGTCATCGAGGGGGCTGCAAAAGCCATCTTCGGGGCGCTTTCTGCATGGTGGGCGGAGAACGGGGATGAGGTCAAGGCTTCGTTCTCCCGTATCTGGGAAGGCATCAAGACCCTGTGCGAGATCCTGTGGAACGCCCTCTCAGGTGCGGCGCAGACCATCTTCAACGCACTGAAGCTGTTCTGGGAAACGTGGGGAGACACGATTATCACCGTGTTCGGCATCATCTGGAACACGCTGATTTCGCTCATCCAGCCGTTCCTCGACGCTCTGGCGGCCCTGATAGACTTCATCGCCAACGTGTTCACCGGAAACTGGCAGGGCGCGTGGCAGGCCATTATGGACTTCGCCTCGGCTATCTGGCAGATGATCGTCTCGGTCATTACCGGCGCATGGGACGTAATCTGTGCGGTCTGGGACCGGCTTTCCGCCATCTTCGGCGGAATCTTTCAGGCGGCGTGGGATGTCATCGTGGAGAAGGTCACGGGCATCAAGGATTCCATTGTCAACGGCTTCCAAGCTGCCATTGACTGGATTACCTCTCTGCCGGAGCAGGCGTTCCAGTGGGGCGCCGACATCATCGACGGCATCGTCAGCGGCATCAAGAGCGCCGTTGGCAGAGTGGGCGAGGCGGTCAGCGGCGTAGCCAGCACCATCAAGTCCTTCCTCGGCTTCTCTGAGCCGGAGGACGGTCCCCTGAGCGACTTCCACACCTATATGCCTGATATGATCGACCTGATGAGCAAGGGCATCACAGAGGGCAAGAAGAGGGTCAGAACGGCCCTTGAAGGCGTCACCGGGGATATGTCCGTTATCGCAAAGGCCAACGTGGTGTCCAAGGCTACGGCACAGGGTGCCACCGGCTCCACAAATAACAGTAAGACCATCAACCAGAAGGTCGAAATCAACAACCAGTTCAACGGCGACCGCGCCGGTCAGCAGAAGAGTGCAGAGGCTATGGACAAGGCAGCCGATGACTCTACCGCTCAGATGGCACGGGCGCTGGCGTTTGCAAGGTAGGTGATAACGCATGGCAAGAGCAAAGCAGCCGGTCAGCGTCAACGGCATTGAGTTTGACGCCCTCATCGACTCCGAGGAGGGCTATGCCGCCGAAGCGCCGGAATACCCCACCGAGAAGGGCTTCAACGTCAGCGACACCATCGTGCTGAAGCCTGACACCTTGACCATGACGCTGTTCATCACCGACACGCCGGTAACATGGAAGAACCGCCTTGGCTACGGCCCCGGCAAGACCGAGGCCGTGGTGAAGCGGCTGAAGGAGCTGTTCTTCTCCAAGCAGGTGGTGGAGGTAGTCACCACGGACAACGTGTACTCCAACATGGCAATCACCAGCCTGAACATCAAGAAAAGCTCCGATGTCGGCTATGCCCGTGAGGTGCCTATCTCCTTCAAGAAGATAATCGTCACCGAAACCGCCACCGTCACCATCCCGGCCAGCTACGGCAAGTCCGGGACCACGGGAGCATCGGGCGGAACGGCCAACACCAAGTCCGCAACCATAGGCTCCGGGGGAAGCTCCTCCGGGGCCTCTTCTGGCAGCTCCAGCTCTGGGAAGTCCAGCTCCGGGAAGTCAAGCTCGGCCAGCAGCAAAGGCTCCTCCATCCTGTATAGCGCCGCCAGCAGCTTCGGGCTGCTCTGAGGAGGTGGACAATGGACTACATCATCATCGAGGTGCCGGACATGAACGACAGCATCTCCCGCATCGCCCTGCAAGGGAAGCAGTACCAGATCAGGTTCACCTACAACGACACCGGCGGTTACTGGTCCTTCGGCCTGATGGACTCGCTGGGGAATCCGCTGCTCATCGGCGTCAAGATCGTGCCGCAGTTTCCGCTGAACCTGTTCTATGGAACCGAAAATCTACCGCTGGGCGTCTTTGCGGCACTGACCAAAGCGGAAAGTGTCGGAAGGCAAGATTTTGTTGACGGGAAGGCACAATTCGCGTTCATCCCGGCATGAGAGCTTGAAAAACGGAAAATCCGTGGAATTTCCACCGGACTGTCCACCGGAAATTCCACGGAAAATCCACCGCTACCGTACCTAACCAAACCGTACCCTACCGTATCTTATATACCATAAGTCCTCGCATAGCTCGGACTTACCATTTTGGAAACATTCCGCTTTCACATCATATCTTTGGTCACTTTCATTGACTTACCAGACCGGTAAGTTAGAATGATAATGCGGACAGGGAAAAGAAAAAGGAACGATGTCCAACCTGCACAGCTACATCGTTCCTCTTTTCCAAAAGCACTGAAAGGAGCTTTCAGCAAAGCCAGTATAGCATAGCTGTTCGCTTCTTTCAAGAGAAATTGCAAAGGAGCGGATGTGTATGAACAAAATTGACATCGAACAAGAAGTTATCCGCATGGGAGACATCGGCGTCGCTATCGACATGGTGGACGCCAAGCTCTCGGAGGGAAAGGCGGAGCAGGCAGAACGGGCGGTCATTATCCTGAAGGAGCTTTTTGACAGCCGGTACATAAGCCTGCGGCGGCGCCTTTATGGAGGTGAGTGCGATGCGTGACAACTGCGTGATTTTCACCACGAAGGAACGGCAAGAGCTGCGGGTCGTGTTTGACCCGGACGGAGTGGCCTTCTTCTGCGGCGCAGACCTTGCGGTGATCGCCGGGTATGACTCTCCGAGGAAGGCAGTCACAGGCGGCAATCAGGGCGTGAACCGCATTGACACCGTGCTCAGAAAGGTGCCGTGGGACAACGGCATGAAGCGCGGCCGGTGTGAGTACACCTGCTTCACCGCAGAAAACGCTGTGAAGTTCCTCTGCAAGCGGCCAGCCCCTTATGCCTCCATCCGCTGGTTTGAGGATGAGGTTATCCCCAAGGTGGAGGATATGAGCGAGGAGGTCGCCAGAGGCTATGTAAGTTGGCCTGAGCGCCCACAGAAAGAGCCGGAAAACGTCGGGCGGAAAGAAACCCCCGAAATAAAAACACCCCTCAGCAGGTCGATTATGGACCGTCTGGACGCGATCATTCTCGAATGTGCGCTGCTGAAACGGGAGCTGTGCCAGACAAGGTAATATGGCAAGAAAAGGGTCGCAGACAATGCGGCCTTTTTTCGTGCTATCAGAAGGGAGTGGTCAGAGTGAAGAACTTCGACAGGCAGTATCGCCTGTCAGCGGGGCAAGCCGGGGCAACCGGCTTTGAGATCGGCGGCGGCCAGAGGCCGCTGCATATCTCATTTTCTGCGGAGAAGGCCGACACCGACAGCCAGAACACCGCCAAAGTGACCATCTGGAACCTGAACGATGAGCACCTTGCGGAGTTGAACAAGGATGACTGCGTGGTGGTGCTCCGGGCCGGGTATGGGACTGTTATGCCGCTGATTTTCACTGGCGTTGTGACGTTCGCAAGAACAAAGACCGATGGCAGCGACATCGCCACGGAGGTGGAGTTGGTAGACAACCGCATCGAGGTGCGAGATACCTATGTGTCGGTGAGCTATACCGGCTCTGTGAACTGCAAGACGCTGATTCAGGACACCGCCGACCAGATGGGCGTGACCGTTTCGTTCTCCTACAACGCGGAGTTCAAGGACATCCCCAACGGGTACAGCTACGTCGGCCCAGCACGGAACGTGCTGACAAAGGCTTGCGAGACAAGCGGCCTGACATGGAGCATCAACAACGGCATCCTTCAGGTGAAGAAGCCGGGGGACACCATGAGCAGAGAGGTCTATGAGCTGTCTGCGGAAACCGGTCTGCTGGGTATTCCTCAGAGAGTCCAGATTTCCGATGAGGCGGACGGGTACAGCTACGGCTGGGATGTGGAGTATCTGATGAACGCCGCCATCAACATTGATGACTATGTGTATCTGAACAGCAAGTATGTCCGGGGCTACTTCCGTGTCTACTCGGTGTCCATTGAGGGAGACAATATGGAAGGCTCATGGACCTGCACAGCGCGGCTTTTGGAGGTGAGCTGATGTATATTCTGTCATGCCGAAACTGTTCGGTCGAATATCTGTTCAGGCGCAGAAAGCCGCTCCGGGACTTTGGGAATTGCTGTCCTCGGTGCGGTGGGCATCTGTCCTCAGTACCGCTGCCGAGATACACGCTCACCCCTCCGCCCGATATGCGAAAGGTGGAGGCAAAGGTGGAGCGGGTCAAGACTTGGAAAGTCCGGCGGGAGGTGAGCTGAAATGATGCAGGAATTTGTAGACCAAGTGAATAAGACCGCCCAGAAGATCATTGAGGGGATGCACACCGCCTTGCCGGGGGAAATCACCGCATTTGACCCCGCAAGCGGCATGGCCTCGGTCCAGCCGAAGGCAAAGTTCAAGAAGCCCAACGGCGAAACGATGGACTTCCCGGCAGTCACCGGTGTCCCGGTCGTGTTCCCTCAGAGCGACAGCGTCACAATAGCGTGGCCGATGAAGCCGGGGGATGGCTGCCTGCTGGTCTTCAGCGAGTCGGCTCTTGACTACTGGATGTACGGCAAAGAAACCGATACCGTCCTAAAGTTTGACCTGAGCAGTGCCATAGCGATTCCGAACCTGTATGCCAAGGGAAGCGCAGCCATGCAGACCGCTTGCTCTGAGGACGCTGTGGTCGTTGTAGCCGGAGGTACTACGCTGAAAGTAGCTCCCGACGGCGTTACCGTCATCGGAAAGCTCACCGTGGAGGGGGAGATCGTCGCGGCAGGCGATGTAAAGGCAAATAAGAGTATCAGCCTTGCCACCCACACCCACGGCGGTGACAGCGGCGGAAGTACCACACCGCCGCGCTGAGAAGGGAGGAACACATGATTGACCTGAAACTTGACGCCGGGGGAGATCTGGAACTCTCGGCGGCCGGAGACATCACCACCACGGACAGCATCGTACAGGCTGTCCGTATTCGTTTGCTCTGGTTCTTCCAAGAGTGGAGGCTCGGCCCGGACATGGGCTTCCCGTACTTTGAGCATCTGTTCATAAAGAATCCGAATGAGGCGAAGCTACGCCACCTGATACGGGAGACCGTTATGAGTGTGGAGGGCGTCACGGACGTTCTGGAGATCAGCTTCAGCATAGACCGCAAGACCCGGCAGGCGGCCATCACCGTCATCTTCACGACGGACGAAGAAACTTTCCGGGAGGAGGTGAAAATCGCATGGCACAGTATGGCTTGACCCCGAAGGGACCAAACCCGAAGCGGCTGGACGTTATTCTGGAGGAGATGCACGCGCAGATGACGGATAGGCTGGGCGTAAACACCCGGCAAAACCCGCAGTCCCTCCTGAATCACCTGCTGACTGATGTGGCCGACCGCATTGCAGAGCTGTGGGAGTACGGAACGGATGTCTACTACTCGCAGTACCCGTCCAGCGCGGAGGGCATCAGTCTTGACAATGTAGCCCAGCTCGGCGGCTCCACCCGCGAGATGCCTGCAAAGTCCTACTACCGCATCCTCTGTACCGGCATTGACGGAACGGTCGTACCAGCCGGGACGCTGATTGCCTCGGACACTAACCCGGCCACGAACCTGACCATATCGGCCGACGCTGAGATCACACGGGCGGCTTTCAACAAGGCCACCGTGATTTTGGCTTCCCCAGAAGCTACGGCGGCTCTGGGTGTCGCTCTCAACGGCACCCTATACACCATTACCCCCGACCCGAAAAAAAGCTCCAGTGAGAATCTGGCGGCTCTGGGAGCGGCTATCACAGATGAGGACTTCAAGGTTTCCGTGCAGGATGACGCGCTGGTCATCGAGGCACTGGATGAAATCAGCTCTAACGTGATGGTCCTGTCCGAGAACCTGACCACGCGGACCGTCGGCAGCATCATCACCTTTGCTACGGTCGATGACGGGGACATCCTGATTCCCAACGGCGTCATCACGAAAGTGGTGAAGTCCGTGGCTGGCCTGACCTCCGTGGTCAATGTGGGCGCCTACATTGCCGGACAGCTTGCGGAAACGGACGTGGAGTTTAGGAAGTCCTATGTGGACAAAATCTACAATCGGTCCTCCTCTATGTTGGAAAGCATCAAGAGCGCCATTTTGGAGAATGTGCAAGGCGTTCTGAGCGTTGCCCCGTATGAGAACGACACCAACGAGGTGGATGAGATGGGGCGCTGGCCGCACAGCGTTGAAGTGGTGGTGGATGGCGGCGATGCTACCGAGATTGCCCAGCAAATCCTGAATACGAGGGCCGGAGGAATCAGCACCTTCGGCAGCGTGGAAACGGTGCTGCATGGCGTCTACGGCGAAGAGATCGTTGTCCGGTTCAACCGGCCGACCTACGTCAAAGTCTGGTTCAAGGTCGGCGTTACCCTAAGCCGAAGCACGAACCCGCCCATCAACTATGTCGAGCTTATCAAGGAGCAGATTTTGGAGAAGATGGACGCACTCGGTTCCGGGGAGAGCGTCATCCCGCAGCACTTCAATCTCTCCGTTTCTGGCATCGACTACATCGACGTTTGGACGTTTGCCACGGCGGACGATGGGGAAATGCCCTCCGAGTACACCCAGCGGAGCGTTTCTATCACAGCGCGGGAACGTGCCGTGACGGATGAGAACAGGATTGAGGTGGTCATTGATGGCTGATTATGTCCAGTTGCTCCGGGATGACCTCGTGGAGCAGTTCAAGGAAAAGCCGGTCATCGACGCGCTTATGGAGGCCATAGGCACCCAGCTCAATGATGTGTGGCAGTTCTTCACGGACCTGCGGGATAAGCGCGGCGTCCATACCGCTGAAGGCAGGCAGCTCGACGGGGTGGGAGACATCGCCGTCCTGACCCGTTTGGAGGCCGGGGCGCTGGCCTGCATCAAAGAGCCGGTCTTTGTCCTGAACGATGAAGACTACCGCACCTTCCTGATTTATAAGATCTGGAAGAACACAAACAACTGTACCTACTACGACATCATCAAGGCGTTCAGGATGTTCTGGGATAAGCCGCTGTATTACAGCGAGGACCCAGAAGTCCCGGCCACGATGATTTTTGAAACCGATATGCTGACGCCGGAAGACGATGTGGCAAAGCTGCTGACAGCGCCGTTTATCAAGGCCGCAGGCGTTGCTATCAAAGTCATTGCCAAGACAGAAACGCCCGAAATGACCGTCGAGCTGCCCATAGGCGGCATCATGGGGCGCGGCTATATGTCCACGGTCTTGCCAGAGATCGAGGTCGGAGCACCGTTTGAGGACATCGTTCGGCCTGTCCCGGCGGCACAGAACATCACGCAGACGATTCTGCCTGAAATCGAGGAGGTAAGGAAATGAGTTACTACGGCTTCGTCGTTACAGATGACGGACGCGAATTGATTGCGAAGCTGGTTGCCGGTCAGCAGCTTCCCATCTCAAAGATTATGGTCGGCAGCGGGACGGTGCCGGATGACGCGCAGCCAACGGCGCTGAAGGCGCTGGTGGAGCCGGTCGCAGCCGGTACATCCACTACGCCGGTCTATGAAGGGGCCAGCGTCCGCATGATCGTGGAGTACCGTTCTGACCTGAACGGCGGCCTCGACCACGGCTTCTGGCTCCGGGAGTTCGGCGTGTTCGCCTACGACCCGGACAAGGGCGAGGTGCTTATCTATTACGGCACTCTCGGAGATTACCCGCAGTATGTAAGCGCGGCATCGTCCACTGGCATTGATGTCCGCCGTTTCCCGGTGTGTATCGTCATCGGGGAGGGGCTGGGCGTCACCGTAGACTACAAGTGCGAGGCGTGGATGACAGCGGAAGATGTGGCGGAGTATTGCACCGTCACGATGCTCCCGGCTTTCCTGCTGGAAGCTCAGAAGCTCGTTGACATCCACAATGAGGACCCGGAAGCCCACCACTCCATCCAGAACAGTGTGACAGACATTGACGCTCGTTTGGCCTTGCTGGAGCTGCTGTTCAACACCTCCGTTACCGGGAATCCGTTCACCGTCACTTTTGAAACGCTGGATGGTACGGTGGTAGAAGGCGTATGGAACCAGTCAGCAAAGAGGGTGGAGTTCTGATGGAGGAGATCGTGTTCTCTTGCAGGCCCGAAGAACTGTCGTGCATCATCGGGAACCTGTTCACGGAGCTGGAACCGCCATGTGATTATGCGCGAAGCCTAAACTTGACCATCTGCGGGAAAACGAATAGCGGGAAAAGCGGTCGCCTGATTATCGCAGGCGACCGCTGCCTGTTTTATGGCCCTCCTGATGACCTGATGGCCGCCAGAAACGGTTTTTGCCCGGAACGGAGGTGTGAGCATGGCCGATAAGGAATACCTGCTGGGGAACAGAGCACGGGAGCTGCTGAAGTTCACGAATCAGGCCACGAAGGTCGTTACTGATGACATTAGCCAGAAGGATGTCAGGGCGATACTCCATAAAATCGCAGAGCTGGATGACATCAGGGATGTCAGAAAGGTCTGCGAGGAAACCATCGGCCAGCTTGACCGGAAGGACAAGGAAGGCTTCACGAAGGCCATGTACCGCTGCTATGGTGAGGATATGCGGATGATTGCAAAGGGCATCGTCCGGGACATCCATGCCGCCAACGGAAAGATGTTCAACACCGAGTATGAGGAGCGGCTGAAGCTGATAGGGCAGGTACTTGACGGATGCTCTTTGATGATCGAGTACATCCAGACCGTCCTTGACCTTGATGTCATCTCCATCAAAAAGAGCGAGGTCTGGACCAAGAAGGTGCTGGATGTGAAATACATGGCGGCATCGTGGAAGAAGAACGATACGGCCAGAGCCAACAAGCTGAAAGCTGCAGCTCAGGAGGCCGAAGGCCAGCGACAGGTCAGTTTGGTCAAAACGGCTATCCGGGAGGTTAAGGCCGGTCAATAACGGATATTCGGCGGAGGCATCCGCTTGATATTAGGGTGCGGTTCGTATCGGCCACCAACTGGTGGCTTCGCTCTCCGTATTGCAACTCCAACAACGGTTCGACGAACGCGTTGAACGTCAACACCAATGGCGACTGGAACAACAACAACTGTTCCAACTCGTATGGCATCCGCCCCGCTCTGATGGATATGCGTGACGAGTAACCCCCGCAAGGGGCGTGAAAGCGGTGCGACCATCATCAAAGGGAACCGCATCCTGTCGGAAGCCTGTGCATGGGCCGACGATAAATACATCATACCGAGGCAGGCCGCCCCCAGAGGGCGCAGCTTGCTGCCGCGAGGAAGAGGACCGGTATTAGGCGAAGGACCGGCTGGGAGCTTCCTCTATCGCCCCAGCCGGTGGAAGTAAAGAAGTGGTAACACACATGACATACACCGAGATGTGTACCTTCGAGACGCTTTACTATGCGTATCTGGAGGCACGAAAAGGGAAGAGGAGCAAGCCGGGGACCGCTCAATATGAAGCGAACGCTCTGGCCTGCACCGAAAAGCTGTCCCGCATACTGAACAAGGGGAACTACAAGCCAAGCGGCTTTGAGATCTTCTATGTATTTGAGCCGAAGAAGCGGCTCGTTCAGGCACCGGCCTTCGTGGACAAGGTAGTGCTTCATGCACTGACCGACAATGTTCTCTATGACGCAATCTGTACCAGCTTCATAAGAGACAACCACGCCAGCCAGAAAGGGAAGGGGACGCTGGACGGATTAGTACGTTTGAAAGAACACATGGTCGATTTCTACCGGAAGAATGGCACCGCTGACGGATGGGTCCTGAAATGCGATGTCCACCACTTCTTCGCCAGCATCGACCACGATATTCTGAAGGGCAAGCTGAAAGCTCTCTTCCAGAAACGACAGATCGACATGGGGTTCTACGACCTCATGCGCATCTACATTGACAAGACCGAGGGATTGCCTCTCGGCTATCAGACCAGCCAACTGCTCGCCCTGATGTTCCTTGATGAGTTTGACCACTTCATCAAGGAAACACGGGGCTTTCGTTATTATGGGCGCTATATGGATGACTTCTACATCATCGCCCGGACGAAGAAGGAACTCCAAGACCTGCTGGTCGAGGTGGAGCGTTGGATGGGCGCATTAAACCTCGAACTCAATTCCAAGACAGCTATTTTCCCGCTGAGGAACGGCATTGACTTCCTCGGCTTCCACAGCTATCTGACCGAAACCGGTGCCTGCGTCCAGAAGCTCAGGCGCAGCGAGATACAGCGCATCCGGTCGAGAGTCAAGTATTGGCGGGAGGCTTATCCGGCGGGAGAAGTAACGAAAGAAGCCATCATCACGAGCTTCAGAGGGTGGGACGCATTTGCGGCCTACGGTGACACTCACGCATTACGGCAAAAGTATGCCGAACAGGTCAGCGAAATCGTGGGAGAGAAGATCAAGCCCAGAAGGAAAATCAACTCGACACAGATCGCCCGTGCAAAGCGGAGGATGAAGCAGGAAAGGAATATCCGCAGGAAGAGAGGTGAAGAGCCAGCTCGTGCGGCGCCGGTCCTGTGCGACCCTCGACCCGATGACATACCGCCGTGGATGTAATACACATTAGGAGGTTTTTATCATGGCAACTGCTGCTTTGAGTACGAAAGCAGTCGGCAGCACCGTAAAGTTGAATGTCAACGGTATTGCCAAAGAATTCATTGTCATCCATCAGGGCAGGCCGTCTACGGTCTATGACACAAGCTGCGACGGCACTTGGCTGCTGATGAAGGACATCTACGAGTCCCGCGCATGGCACAGCTCGAATGTCAACGACTACGCCAACAGCACTATCCACAGCTACCTGAACAGTACCTTCCTGAACCTGTTCGATACCAACATTAAGAACGCTATCAAGCAGGTGAAACTCCCGTACCGGGCTGGGTCCGGGTATAGCACCACTATCACCAGCGGAGCCAATGGCCTGTCTGCAAGGATTTTCCTGTTGAGCGGCAAGGAGACCGGATTTGTTCACAGCTATATCCCGTCCGGTGAGGGCGCGGAGCTGGACTACTTCAAAGACTGCGCCGAGAACAGTTCCGACAGCAAGAGAATTGCGTACCTCAACGGCACGGCCGCCTACTGGTGGCTTCGCTCTCCGTATTGCTACTCCGGCAACGGTTCGTCGGCCGCGTTGCGCGTCTACACCGATGGCGGCTGGGGCGGCGGCTACTGTTCCTACTCGTATGGCATCCGCCCCGCTTTGGTACTTCCCTCTTCTCTCTTGGTCTCTGACGATGGCAGTATCTCGACTAACACAGCGCCCTCCACCCCCAGCAGCATCACGGTCCCGTCCTCTATCATGGGCGGTACGACCATCACGCTCGAATGGGGGAGCAGCGCCGACGCCGAGAGCAACCTTGCCGGGTACAAGGTGGAGAAGAGCACTGATGGCGGCACGAAGTGGAGCCAGATCTATCAGGGTACGGCGTTGACCACCACTGATACGGTGACGTTTGGCACCACCTCGGTGATGTACCGTGTGAAGGCGTATGACACCGAGGGCGAGGAGTCCGGTTACAAGACCAGCTCGCAGGTCACGGTAGTGAACAACAACGCCCCGTCCGCGCCCCCGTCCATCGCCGTCCCGAACGAAGTGAAGGGCGGCGGCTCGCTGGTGATTTCGTGGACTGCGGCCAGCGACAGCGACGGGAATCTGAGCGGCTACGTTCTGGAGCGGAGCACCGATGGAGGCACGACCTATACGCAAATTTACAAGGGCAGCGCCCTGACCTTCACCGATGCCATCACGAAGGGCTGGACCAGCGTGAAGTACCGCGTCAAGGCTTATGACAGCTACAACGCCGAGTCTGGCTACACCACCTCTGCGGAGCGCACGGTCGATAACAACACGGCGCCGACCATCACCTGCGCCAGCGCCGCCGACCTCGGCACGAAGAGCAGCGGCTTTGCCATCTCCTATTCCGTGGATGATGAGGACGCCGATGACGCCCTGACCGTCACGGAGAAACTGGACAGCACCGTGAAGCGCACCTTCGCCGCCACGGAGGGAGCGAACAACAGCTTTGCCGTGACCGGCGAGTATTTCCAGAAGATTCTGAACGGCAGCCATACGCTGACGATCAGCGTGACCGACGGCAAGGCCACCACGACCAAGGTTTTCACTTTCGTGAAGTCCGTCACCAAGGCGGTCATCACGCTGGACCCGCCCATGACCGCTGATGACCAGATCACGATTTGCGCCATCACCGTGGGTGGCAGCATCCCGGCGGACGCCGTGTTTACGGTCGAGGTCACGAACAACGCCAACGATGATGAACCCGTATGGGAGGACGCAACCAGCGAAGCCAAGAACGGCAGGAATCATCTCTTTGAGAATGAAACCGCCGTGAACGGCTTCGCTTTCAATTTCAGAGTAACCGCCGAACGCGGCGCCAGCGGCGAGGGCGGTTATATCACTTCGATTCAGGGAGGTTTCCAGTAATGGGATTGAACAGAGTTAAGGTCGATTCCGTAGCCGAGCTTCGTAAGAAGAAGACTACGGCCCAGCTCCAGCAGGAGAACGAGGCTTTGCAGAAGAAAGTCACCACGCTGGAAGACCAGCTCACGGAGACCCAGCTTGCGCTGTGCGATGTCTATGAGCAGGTCATCGCGGCGACTTCCACCGGGGAGGTGTAAGTCATGGCTAAGATTTACGCTGAACTCATCCGTAAGGGCCTGAAGACCATTGAGCAGGTCCCTGCCCGTCTCCGGGCTGAAGTGGAGGCTCTGCTTGCGGAGGACGCCGAATGAGCGCCCTCCGTGAGTTATTGCTTAAAATTCTGCTGAGAAAGGAGGTGCAAGATATGGCAGTTGTCTACGCTACCCTCATCATCAAGGGTAAGAAGACCCTCGATCAAGTCCCGGCTCTCATCCGGGCGCAGGTTGAGGAGATTCTGGCCGATCTGGAAGTCGAGGTCGGCTGACAAGGCAAGGGGGCCGGGAAACCGGCCCCCTCATTTTACGGACGGTAAGGTGGTGGTGAGGAATGGAAAATGTTCTCGCGTATGTCCTGACCGGCGGTTGTGCTGCGGCGGGAATCAAACTGATTGAAACGCTCATCGTCTGGGTCCTGAACCGGAAGGCGAAGAAGTCCGATGATGAAGCGGAGAAGGATAAGGAAAAGGCGAAGGTGAAAGAGGAAGAGTACGAGCTGATGGTCAAGACGGTGAATAGCCTGAAAACCGCAGACCGCATCCTCATGTATGACCGCATCAAGCACCTTTGCCGCTCGTATCTCAGCAGCGGAGAGGTCGATTTCAACGACCTTGAAGATCTGATTGAGATGCACAGTTGTTATCACAATGACCTCGGCGGAAACGGAAACCTCGACACGCTGATGGAGCTTGTGAAAGAGCTGCCTGTGAAGAGGTGATGACCGTGGCAAAGAGAAAGCGGCGGAGAAAGCATCCGCTGAGAAGCTGGTGGAAGAAAGCCGGGACGATGGACAGGATTCTGCTCCTCCTCGGTGTTTTCCTGCTGGTATTCGTTATTGCCATGATCGTCGTGTTCGTCTGCTGTGGGAGCGTCCCAGATGCCCTCATAGCCGGAGTGTTCGGAATCTGCGGCGGCGAGTGCGGCGTCATGGGATTGATAAAAACTCGTAAAGAACAGCTCCAGACCCGGAAATGGGAGCTGGAGGACCGCAATCCCGGAAAAGGAGGAAACAATGACCAACAATGAACTGGTAGCGAAGTGTATCGACATCGCCAAGAACTACAAGACGCTGTATGTCATGGGCTGCTTCGGCGCCCCGCTGACCGGCTCCAACGTCAGCCGGTACTGCAACAACCACAGCTACAACAAGGCTGCCGCTCGCACGGCCATGATTAAGGCCGCCGCCGACCAGAACCCGCCCGTGTTCGGCTTCGACTGCGTGTGTCTCATCAAAGGCATCCTGTGGGGATGGAACGGCAACGCCGCTAAGACCTACGGCGGCGCTTCCTACGGCTCCAACGGAGTACCGGACATCGGCGCCGACCAGATGATTACCAAGTGCCTGAACGTGTCCACCACGGGATGGGCGAACATGGCCGTGGGCGAAGCAGTCTGGTGCTCCGGTCACATCGGTATTTACATCGGTGATGGGCTGGCCGTGGAGTGTACGCCCAAGTGGGACAACAAGGTCCAGATTACCGCTGTGGCAAACATCGGCTCCAAGAGCGGCTACAATGCCCGTAAATGGACGAAACACGGCAAGCTACCTTACATTACCTACGAGGGGGCTACGGACGTTTCTGGAGGCGTTCAGAGCAAACCAGAAGCATCTGGGACTACCACCTCCAACATCAAAGTGGGTGATGAGGTGGAGTTCACCGGCACGAAGCACTATGTCAGCTCCAGCGCCCTGAACGGGAAGACCTGCAAGCCCGGAAAGGCGAAGGTCACGGCCATCGCCCAGAACGGCAAGCACCCGTATCATCTCATCAAGACTGCTGGCAGCAGCTCCACCGTCTATGGCTGGGTCGATGCCGCCGACATCAAGGCGGCGGGGGCTGCCATCGCCAAGGGAAGCAAGGTCAAGGTCCGAAGCGGAGCCAAGACCTACAACGGCGGGACGCTGGCGTCCTTTGTGTATGCCAACACCTACACGGTGATGGAGCTGAATGGAACCCGTGCGGTCATCGGGCAGAACGGCGTTGTCACCGCCGCTATGAAGGTGTCCGACCTGATCGCGCAGTAACAGGAGGAAAGTATGGACTGGAATGAATTGCTGATGACGCTCATCAAGGTGGTCATCATTCCGGCGGTCCCCATTGTGGTGGGCGCTGTTGTCAAGCTGTGCAAGGCCAAGACCGATGAGGCCCTGACGGACGTTGAGAACGAGACCCTGCGGCAAGCTCTCAATGAGGCCGCAGATGCCGTCTATGCGGCCGTGACCTACACCTCGCAGGTCTACGTCGATACCCTGAAACAGAACGGGAACTTCAGCAAGGAGGCACAGGCGCAAGCCTTGAAGACCGCACTGGAAAAGGCTGAGGCCATGCTTGCCGAGGACACCAAGAAACTGCTGGAGTCACTGTACGGCAACCTGCAAGACTGGCTGACGGTCAAAATCGAACAGGCCGTCCGAGATCAGAAGCTCACATAATGATTAAGCCCTCTCCGGTGTTTTAGAACGCACCGGGGAGGGCTTTTTTTCGTTTTTCGGGCGGAACAACGCCAGCGGTAAAATCAATTCTCAAAATAGCCAAATTTCCGAAAGCGGGTTTGACAAAATGTTCTGGGTCGGCTTTTAGAACTTCCTAATACACTTTCACCTGTAAACTCTCGGATGAACCAGAGGGCTTCCAGAGGCATCCAGAGGCCCATCGTCAATCAGACAGTGGATTAAAAATAATTTTGGAAAAAATCAAAAAAACACTTGACTTACCAGACTGGTAAGTTAGAATGATAGTAAGATAAATTACCAAAACGGTAAGTTATCGAAAACATCGGGCAGGAGGTGTACCACACATGAAAGGCGATGAGAGCATGACCGCAACAGAAACGGCTCGGCTGATTGACTGGCTGATTGCCAACGGCCACTCGGCAGAGGAAGCGACCCAGTGCATCAAGTACATAGCCGGGGTTCCGGCACCAGCATCCAAAGAAACCGAGAAAAAGTAAAAGGTTAGGCTCCTCACCAGTTTCCACACAAGCAGGAGCCTAACCACCATAGGCGGGACGGGGGACCTGCCACCCGTTCCGCAATCTATGGTATCACGAAGGCAGGAGAAAGTCAAGAAAGGCGAGCAGCATGGGAGACAGAGCACTTGAAAACAGAATCCGCAGAATCAAAGAGCTGGAGACCCAGAAGAAGGCGCTGGAGGCGGAAATCAACAGCCTGAAGGATGAAATCCGGCAGGACATGGCAGCAAAGAACATCGAGGAGCACCGAACGAAGAACTTCGTCATCCGGTTCAAGGAGATCATCAGCCGGAGCTTTGACAGCAAAGCCTTCAAGCAGGACAACCCGGAGCTGTACCAGCAGTATTTGGCGGTCGGCAGCTCCATGCGGCTCACCATTTCGTAAGGAGAAACAGTTATGGATAGCAAGAGAGCATATCGGCTGAAAGCCGAAATCCTGAAGCGTAAGTACGGCGTAATCGCCGAGGAGTTCAAGCAGTACAAGGATGACCGGCTGCTGGTGGCAAATATGCTGGACCAACTGCTGGAGGTCTGCGAGGACATGGAGACAGTCTTGAACGCTTTCATCAGTGTGGCCGTCAACAAGAGCATCAAAGAGCAGGACGCGGAGATGGAGGCCATCGTCACCCGGTTCACCGGGACGGCCTATAAGGATAACCGCTGGCAGTCGGTTACTGTCTACAACGTCTACAAGTTCCAGCAGGACGAGAACTTCGAGGACTGCCGGGATGTGCTGGTGAAGTCCACCCCGGACGGGGAGCTGGCCTTCCACTTCGCAAAGCAGCTCGATGAAATGGGCCACGCAGTCCACATCACCGTGACCAGACCGGACGGTAGCGAAGATCGCATCTGGAACTGAGGAGGAGAGGGTATGTACGATGTGAAAGACCGGATCGCCAAACTGCTGGCCCTTGCAGACAGTCCGAACGAAAATGAGGCCAAGGCCGCGCTGCTAAAGGCCAGAGAGCTGATGGCCCAGCACAAACTTCGCCCAGAAGAGTGCCAAAAGAAGGAATCCACAAGGGTGATCGTGGAACTGGTCGATGTGACCTGTACGAAGATGACTGACACATGGGCCGTAGATCTGTCGGCCGTCATCGCCGCGCACTATTGCTGCAAGGCGTACCGAAATCACCGGAGAAACAGCAAAAAAGTGACGATTGGATTTGCGGGTCTGGAGGATGACTTCGAGATCTGCAAGCGTATTTTCCTATACGCTTACGACTGCGTGAAAGCTAAGTGCAAAGAGATCGCTGCCGAACATCGCGGCTATGGCTACGATGGAGGCGAAATTCGGGAAATGTGCAACGCATACGGCGCGGGGTTCTCGCAGGGATTGAACCTCGCTTATCATAAGCAGGCCGAGGAACATCAGGAGTGGGGGCTGGTCATGGTCGTGCCGAAGGCTGTGGAAGATGCCACATCTCACCACAAAAAGCCCAGCACCTACGGAGAAGTTAAAACCGATGGCTGGCGCCGCCGGTATATAGCCGCTGGGTATGAGGATGGAGAAAAATTCGACCCGGCGCATCGGTTGGAGCAGAATGGCGAAGACGTTCCTGCTATCGAGGAGGGCAAGAGATGACTGTCCGTGAATATGCCGAGTCGGTTGGGTTTGAGGTGGTCGGCAAGCTGAAACGCTTGCCGGATGTCTACTACGGGATGGATGACAAGTACCACTATCCACTGTGGATTGATGAAGCTGGGAATGAGTATTGCGGCAGTTACAGCAAGGATGGCTACTTCTGCATCATCACCGCTGACGGCGGGGTCATTTGAACCGCATCAACCGTCAGATAGACCCGGTAAAAAATTTCGTAAAATCTTCAAAAACCGTTTGACACCAGAGGTGGGTAAGTTAAGATGAAGTCACAACAAAACTTACCTAAACGGTAAGCATGGAGGTACGAAAGATGTCTAATCTGGAGCGCGTAGAAATGGATATGAGCGGGAAGTTTTGGACCCGCCAGAACGAGATGGTCGAGGAGCTTGAAGAACTCGATTACGAAGTCACCGAAATCAATGGCGAATATGTCGCGGTCATCGACCTGCATGATGATGACGAAGCCGAGTACATTCTTTATCTCGGACACGCCAACAGCACGATGTGGGTTGAGAGAGCGCGGGAAATGTAAGGAGGAAACAGTAATGGAAAACACAAAGATTATGGCCCTGCCGCAGCAGGTAGAGAACGATGATGACTGCTTTATCCGGTTGTGCGACAGCCGCCAGCAGCAGCTCCGCAGGATGGCTCTTCGGAAGAAGGGCCACCAGAAACAGATGGCCGTGAGCGCGGTCAAGCACCTGCTGGCCGCCCTTGGAGGGGCTGCCGTGATGACCGGAATTATGAGCCTGATTTGGGGGTGCATGGCATGAACAGAGAACGCAGGAAGAGCCTCCAGTCCATCATTGACCAGCTTGAAGAGCTGAAGGGAAGTCTGGAAGATCTCCAGAGCGAGGAGGAAGAGTACCGCGATAATATCCCGGAGAATATGCAGGGAAGTGAGCGGTATGAGCAGGCAGAAGAAGCCATTAGCAACATGGAGTCAGCAGTCTCCAGCATCGAGGAAGCTATTGGCTGCATCGAAGAAGCGGTAGCGGGGTGACTACTATGGTGAGAGTTGTTATCCATGTGGAAGGCGGCATGGTCAGGGCAGTCTACTCCGACGGAGAAGCCGATGTCGAAGTGCTGGATTTGGATGTGTCCAGCTACCCCGGCGAAGGGGAGGAGGACGAAGTGGATATGAAGCGGCGGCAACTTGAAGAAATAGCGGCCTCCCCTGAGTGGTCGCCGGTCTGGTGAAATCGGAGGTGTACTATGGGGCGCGGAAATGTTTGCACCAACGGCCCGTGTGAGGGCCTATACTACATCGACAACGACCACTATTGCGTCTATCGGAACTCGGAAGACACGAGCGATTACCCGGAGACTCGATTGATGGGAGAGCTGGGCTACGCTGATATAGCCAACGGCCCGTGGGTCTACGATGAGGAAGGAACCGAGAACGAACTGGATGACATCGAGGAGTGCTTCATGGATGACTTCTGCCGGATGTTTCCCAGCTTCAGCCGAGTCGGTCCCACGGAGAAGTGGACAAGGAGCGGTCCCTACGGCGGAGATTGCCGCAGGGCAATCCTTGAAAGCAAGCTGTTCTATATCACGGTGGAGGACAACGAGTGGTCGATGGCCGTGGAGCTGATACAGAAGACGGATGACTGGGGTGACTATGTAAGCCCCGGCCTCCAGCACCGACACTACCAGCGGTATCTGGATGGCATCAAGCGGTGCCTGCTGAACCGGTTGCCGAGCATCGGCACCAGAAATGGCCCGTGGAAGAGCGGGACAATCAAGAAGGAGGATTTGACAGCATGAACTACTGTGTGAGGATTAGTTGCCTTCAGTACGGCAACGCTTTTGTAAGGGCAGATAACCCGGAGGAAGCCAAGAAGAAGGTCGCAGAGCTTGTTGCTGGGCGGCATATCGGTTGGTTTGACCAAGAAATCACTGATATGGTGGTTGAAGAGGCGAGTCCTGATGAGATTGACAGCATGGAGAAAGAAACCCTGAAGATCATGCAGGAAATCATTGGCAGGACAATGAAGATGGATGTGGACAGCATCGACTATCGCGTGGCACTGGATGAGCTGTCCGACTGCACCTATCTCATTGAGAATGGGTATTCGCCGGAGGCAGTTCGGAAAATCCGCGAGTCCACCACCAGCGGCGAGCTTTACAAGCTGTTGACGGATGGAGGTGCGAAGAATGGAACGGTTTGAAGTTCATGCAGAAATCGTGGTTTGCCTGACAGAAGAAGATGTTGATGACATCATGGTCGGCGCCCTTGAAGGGGGTATAAACCATTGGTGCTGTGAGGCGGAGGTTGTGGAAGAGTGCAGGGTAGCTGATTGGGGGCATGAGCAGATCGCCCGTGGAGGAAAGCTCATCCTGCATGACACAGATAGCGAGGACAGGTGGGAGCTGACCCTTGAAAAGTTCCTGAAGGGGTTTAAGCTCTGGCTGGAGAATGGCGGCGATAAATACGGAGCCGTAGGTGGCAGCGAAGTTGACTGCTGCAATATTGACGCCGGTTGCGCCGATGAAATCATCCAGTATGCGGTTTTTGGGGAGGTGGTGTTCGGATGAACTATGTGAAAGAAGAGGCAAGAGAGCTGGTCGACCGGCTTTACAACGGGAATAGGCTCAACACTGACGAGCATCTTACCCTGCGCAACGGCATCGATGAGATTGAGCTGTTGCGTGACCGTGACGAGGTTTTGGAGGAGCTGTGGGGCAAGTTTGCCGACATCCCCATGAACCCGGAAACCGAGTGCATCGAGGAACCGTTTATGGGCTGGGGCGCTGGTATCCACCGGGAAGAGATCTGGCACTGGTTCGACCGGCGGCACAGCAAGGGCGTGGCCTACCTGTTGTACGGAGACGGCTCCGGCGTCACCAGAACGCCGGAGGCCGCGAAGCTGCTGTACCTGAAGCAGCTCTGCATGGAGTGTGAGTCCCAGACCTGCCAGTACAATCACGGCGGCGAGTGCCGGTTCGCGCTGGTCCATGAGCGAAAGCCGCGTATCAATGATGTGGACGGTTGCATCGACTACGATTATCAGGAAGGGGAGTGCTGAGATGCCGGTGACAGCAAAGTGCTATGTGACCATCCGCTGTGACGCTTGCGGAGAAGGTCACGATGAGATTGGCATAACCCCAAAGTACGCGATGGATGACCTGAAGGCTTCTGGGTGGACTGGCAACTACCGCAAGTGTTTCTGCCCTGAGTGTAGCAGGCAAAGAGTTACTTCCCGAAAGGAGAGCAAGACATGAAAAAGGAAGAATTGGAGAAATTGGCCGAGAAGTATCAGGCGAAGGCCGATGCAGACTACCAGAACTATCAGGAAACCGGCATGACCAGATACGGAACGGCATACCGGAAGAACGAGGATATGGCGGACGCCCTCAGGATGGCCGCTGCTGCGGCCGACAATCACGCAGCCCTCCTGTCCATAAGAAGCACCATGTCGAACTTTGCATGGAGGGCGAAGATGATTTCCATAGAAACCGATGATGAGAAGAAGAACGAACTGACCTACACTCTCATCCGGGACCTCACAGCCTACGGTCGGATGATGGGCCTTATTGGGGGTGACTGAATATGAAATCTGGAGTCCGCTGCTCGGACTGCTACCTAATGACGGTCGAGAGAAGAGCAGAGCGTACTGCTCTCAACCGCCATTTAAGCAAACCTCGCGGTCGCTGTTTTTGTAAGCATACGGAGGCAGAGGCGGCGTTCAAGTTCATCTCTCCCAGAAGCTCCCGGATGCCGGGCTTTATCGCTTTTACACAAGGCGGGTCTGATATGCCGGACATCAAAACGGCGCCGCGCTGGTGTCCTCGACGCATGATGATGGAGCCTTTGGAGATCGTCAAGGCAGAAGCATACCGGGTCATCGACAAAAGAAAGCCGCTGGGCTTGTTCTACCTGAAGGAGGGAGAAGGCTACACCGGCATTGACAACCTCTCCGGTGATGCGTGGACGGAGGAGTTTAAGACAAAAGAGGAGTGCCTGAAATGGCTGAAAGGAAGTGGAGAACGTGAGAAATGAAGTCCCGTATTCCGTGAAGTTGGCGATGGCTATGCTGGCACAGAACCGTGAACTGGCTGACAAAGTTGTGGTAGAGTGCTTCGACAGCATGACGAAGAAGATGCTGGCCGTGACGCATGAGTATGACCCGTCAGACCTTCCGTTTGTGGTGGCGACCATGAAGATAACCGCACAAGCTCTGTCAAGTATTCTGGATGACAGCGGCCGGAGTTTTTCTGAGAACCTTGTTTCACACACCGCCTGCGTCACCATCAACGCCGAGGAGCTGCGGCGGCAAGCTGCTGAAGGAGAAGAGAATGACGAGGAAACGGAACGCTGAGGGCTATTATGACCCGACGGCCTACCTCGCCATGAGGAACATTGAACAGTTAGAAAGGGGCAAACAGAAGATGGGCTTCAAACGAGGCGATATTTACTACGTTGATCGGAGCGTATTCACTGGCAGCGAACAGGCGTCTGGCCGACCTGCCATCATCGTTTCCAACGAAAAGAACAACGAATACAGTTCCACGGTAGAGGTGGTCTACCTGACCACACAGCCGAAGAAAGACCTGCCGACCCATGTGGTCATCCGCAGTGCCGCCAAAGAGAGCATCGCAATCTGCGAGCAGATCACGACCGTGGCCGTGGAGAGAATCGGAAGCTATAAGGGCCATGTGACCGACACTGAGATGATGAACTTGGAGATTGCTATGCTGATTTCTCTCGATATGCAGGTAGGCACCGTGAAGGAAAAAGTCGTGGAGGTGCCGGTTGAGAAGGTGAAAGAAGTCCCGGTTCCGCTTCCGATGGGGCCGGATGCTGGCCTGATGGAGAAGCTGGCGGCGGCCAACGCCAAGTGCGAGGTGCTTCAGGCCATGTATGATAGCCTTTTGAACCGCGTTATCGGCAAGACTGTCTGAGGGGGAGGGACTGAGATGAAAGCATCTGAAATGGTACGAACCGCCCTTGCCAGCACTGGAAAGACCCAGAAGGAACTGGCCGAACACATGGGCTGGAGTCCCCAGAATCTCAGCAATCGCCTGAAGAACGATTCCCTGACCTTCGACGAGCTGACAAAGGCCCTGAGCTTTGCCGGATATGCGGTGAAGATGACCGATGCTGGTGGTGCAGAACTTCCGAAGCTGAACAACAGCGACAGCCCTCGGCTGGCGCAGATGGTAGAAGGCAGAGTATATGACACGGGTAAAGCAGAATCCCTTTGCACCAGCAAAGCGGCTCATTCCGATGAGCTTTACATGGAATTGTTCAGGGATGCCACGGGGAGCCATTTCTTGGCTTACTACCAGCTCTGGGAGGGCGGACATAATCACATTACCCCCGTGGAGAAAAATGCGGCCAGAAAGTTCTGGGAGCGGTACAGCGGTCGGCCCATTGGTGAGTTTGAATAAAGCGAAATCTGGACGCGGTAAAAAATTTCGCTTTATTTTCATTTTATGATTGACTTACCAGTTCGGTAAGTTAGAATGAAGATACAGAAAACAACTTACCAAAACGGAGGTAGTCAAGATGTTGTATAGCGAGTTTCTGGAAGGCACCGGCGCGGTCGATAACAAGGCCACCTATGCAGAGTACGAGCGGGTCGAGCAAATCTATATGGAGTCCGACCACTGCACGAAAGAGGATGCTTACCGGATGGCGAAGGTCGAGACGGAAGAGCAGTACGAGGCTCGGATAAAAGCCGAGCAGAAGAAGGAGTTGACGTGGGTGACGGAGAACATCATCCCGGCGGCGGCCTACATCCGGGGGATGTCGGAAAAGGAAGACTACTTCCGCCGGAATCCAACCTACCGTACACCGTGCGGCAATCTCTTTGAGCTGAAGCTGGAGCGCGAAATCAACTGCGGCTCCGTGAAGCTGTATAGCTTCTGGTGCAACGGTAAGCAAATCGACCTCGAAAAGCATTGCCAGTACGGGATGATTCCCGCCGCTGAAATCCAGACCTATCGGGCCGACTGGCACGATAAGACCTTGGCCGAACTGGAAGAGTTGTTCGGCTACATCGCATGAAGGGAGGAGCAGAAATGCTGAGAGTCGAGTATGAGCGGTATTGGAACGATTTCCACCGCAGGAATGAGGTCAAGTACTTTGCAGACCTCAATGAACTGGCTGAATGGATGTTCGGCCAGATGCAGCAGGATTACACCGAAGGGATGTCGTTCCCGACGCCTGAAAAGGCCAGCCAAATTGGAAAGAGTGGACCGTGGGCTATTGAGCTTCGCCCGGTATGGGGAGGGGAAAACATCTGGATTCATCAGATTGAGAATAGCTGCGGCATTATCTTCTCGGATGGCAAATTCACCTCTGGGCAGAAGCATTGGAGTCAGGACGTTAAAGAATGGCTGGTTCGATGCGATGAACGCCGGTGTAGTCCCAAATTCAATTTTGTAGGATGAGGAGGTTTTTCAAATGGCAAAGCTGATGCTGGTGATGACCAATGAGGAAGTTCATGCCAGTATTCCTTATGCGATGGTCTGCATGACCCGCTACGGGAAGGACTGGAGCACGATGCACCGCAAGCGCCGGTGGAAGATGGAGTTCACTGAGGCGGAGAGGGAAGCAGCCAATAGGCTGTTCAGCCGGTCCCATGACTGGCTGCTCGGAAGAGGCGTCCCCGATGAGGTCAAGATGACCACCGGGACATTCGCCCTGTGGCAGAAGCTCGGCAACTTCTGCGCGTCACTTTGAGGAGGCGGCAAGATGAACGAAAAGTTCCGTGAGGTGTGTGAAAACCTTGACTGGACCATCCATGAGTACGAGGACGGGTCGGTGGAACTCGAAAAGTATTCCCCGGCTGGTGAAGACTTTACCTTCGGTGTCAGCTCTGACCGTTTCGTGGAAGAGGTGAAAGAGTACGCTGCCTACTTCGATGCGGATGAACACGTTGAGCTGTGGGTAGACAGCCGAGGGAAGAAAGGAGTTCCATCCAGTGTTCGTGAGCTGGTGGAGGACGCCGAGGCTATCGACAAGATGCTAAAAGAGCTGGCCGCTGCGCTGGCGGAAGTGGAGGATGATGAAGATGTCTGAGAGAGAATGGCGGCTGGGCGAAGATCTCGTAACCAGCGACAACCTGCTGGATGGGATGACATTCGATGACCTGATTCTGACGGTTCACTGCAACTGCCCGGTCATCAATCGGACAGCGGTTTATAGGGAACTGAGTGAGATGCTGGCATCCCGGAAGCAGGACATGATGTGCCTGCTGGAAAAGAACATAGACACGATTATGGCTGAGGCCAGAAAGGGGAGAGAAGGATGAAGAAAGTTATCAACCCTTGCACCTGCGAGGTGTACGGAGCGACCGGAAAGTCCAGTCGTGCAAATGCCTATGCGAAGATTGAGTGGGACGGCAAGCGGCTCAGTATTAGCGGCGTGATCGGTCCGATGAGCAGCGGTAACTGTTCTGGCGGCGCCGGTCAGTGTGCTGATTCCATCCGGGCTGGGACTCCGGTGGAAGGATGGACCCGCGAGATGCTGGATAAGTTCTGTGGCATCTGGGACCGCTGGCACCTGAACGACATGAATCCCTGCTGTGAGCACCAGCGGGAGATGGGGTGGCGCGAACAGGCGAAAGAGGAGATCACGCTCTACCACTACCGCCTGACCAGAGCGGCATCAGATGCAAAACGCGCAGCCGAAAAAGCGGCGGTAGAGGCGTTGCGAAAGGGAGTAACCTTCACGCCGACATCTGCACAGACTTTCTATGCGGCGCTCCCATATGGGCTGGACATTTACGAAGCTCCGAGAGAGGAGTTGGCCCCGCACTATGAGCCGAAGAAATCCCTGTACGCCGGAGACGCCGGGGCAAGTGAGCAGAAAACCCGTGGATGGGTGCGCTTTGACGAGAGCGAGCTTGGCATCCTCTGCAAGCCGTGTCCCGTGTGCGGCTACAAGTACGGCACAGCGTGGCAGCTCGAAGAAGTACCGCAGGAAGTGATCGACTGGCTGTTTGCTTTGCCTGATACCGAGAGGCGGCCAGCGTGGGTGTGATGACCGGCTATGAGCAGCTTAGTCTGTTCGACCTCTGCACAGTTCCAGAGGAAGAAGCTACCTCGTGCTGGAACGGCGCGAAGATAGCTGCCCGGAAGCTCGAAGGCTGGATGAGGCGGCTCGTACCAGATGGGGAGTATGTGGTTGACATCGGCGGCCACGACTGCGTTCTGCGACCGACGAAGCTGTTAGCCGCAGACATCCCGCAGGGGCATGAGTTCTACCACTACCTGATAGGCCAGAAGCTATATGCCGGGATTTTCGTGGGGAGGGACGCCAGTGGATAAGATTATCGTCACAGCAGATGACATCGAGCGCCTGCTGGTATGGCGGGATGAACACCGTGATGAGGTCCGCAGCGGCCCGGCTCCGCTGAAAGCGGTAGAGATTATCGTAGAAACAACCGGCTGGCACATCAAGGGCATCCGGGATGGTCTGAAGCTCAGGCTCCACCTGAATCAGAACGGCAAGCCCTTGGGACACTGTGAGTTCCGGCGGCGGAGCGATGGAATGTGGGCCTCTACGAAGAACCGGATGCGGGTCAGCAAAGATGATCTGCAATCCGCCCTGACGGTCTACTGTACGCTCATGGCGTTGATGGCCTACGGAAAGTCAGAACCGGCAAAAGAAATAGAACCCAGAATGGGAACCGCCCACAAGCCGCATAAAGGCTCTACCAGAAAGCAACGGGGTCAGACCACTTACATACTCCGCACCATCAACGGGACGCTTCTGGCGGCTCCCAGAGGCTCCCACGCAAGCCCCAGCGGAACCTTCACGGTGCGCGGCCATTATCGTCACTACAAAAGCGGCAAGGTGGTGTGGATTGCGGAGTACAAGAAAGGGACCGGTAAGAAGAAATCAAAGACCTACAAGATTGGAGGAAAAATCGAATGATAAAGGCGCAAGGAGAAGCAGCGATGGAACCTGCTGGGAAGTATGCCGCACTGGTAAAAAACCTTCGGCATTACGGCCTCGGCAATGGCTCGGCTCTGGGCCGCCACATGGGCATCATGGACGAGGCCGCTGACGCCTTGGAAGAGGCTGAGAGCACGATGTCCCGGATGGCCGAGTATAAGTTCCTCCTGAACTACGCGAAGGGGAGCTGCTTTGACAACGATATTTGCCGGGACCGGCTCAGGATGCTTTGGACGGCATATTGCCTCCACCATGACCTCGAAGTAGACACCAGCGGATATGACAACGACCTGCTGGTACTTTGGGGTGATGGCGTGTGCAGTAATGGCGATGGAGGAGAACCGGAAACAGCCGACTGGAGTGACTACGACAGCTTCGATGACTTCATGTGCGTGTATCTGGTTTGAGGGAGGAAGATCTGCATGGAAACAAATAGACAACGAATGAATCGCCTCGGCATGATGGATGACGTTGATACCGTCATGGATATTGCAGGTGATGCCGTGTGCGATATTTGCAATCAGCGGATTGAAAAGAACCTTAGTCCGCAGAGCCCGGCCTGCGAAGGCCGGTGGTGTGATGAAGCCATGGAGCTTTGGCTCGATGAAGAAGCGGAGGAAGACGATGTATAACATGGAAAAAGGGACATATACCTGCGATATTTGCGGGTATGAGGGAGAGTGGGATGCTACCGACGAAGTTCATGGCGACCTCTGGGGTTGCGAGAAGTGCGGAAAGGTGTTCTGCTCTAAATGTTTTGTTGAAAGGTTTGGACGGAAAGCCTATATGAACATGATGCAGGGGAGCGACCTCATTTATTGCCCTGACTGCTTCGGAGGTGAAAGAGAGGGGGTGAGGTCGCTATGAGAAATGATTTTTGCCAGAACCCATGTGAGGGGTGTGTGGCCCCTGATATTGTCAGAAACACGATGGGGTGCGCCGCCGACCGCATCCACAATGCGTTCGAGGATTTCAAGGTGGACGCATTTGGAAAGCTGGTCAAGATCACGCCTGAATATCAGTGCAGAATGTGGGAGGTTTTCAACGATGAAGGAAATTAAGAACGCCAGCGAGCTGGTGGCCGTAGCTGTCCGACAGGGTTTGGAAATGAAGGAAACCGAAGCGGCGGTGGTGCTCGGCTATATAGAAGGCCACGACTACACCCTCTTGATGGGCGAGGACTTCACGATGATGCTCCACGACATCGCTGGGGGAGAGGGCAACGATAATGATATGCCCTACAACATCCGGCAGGCCGTGGAGTTCTGTCAGGAGATGAATGAAGAGCTGCTGCTTGACAACAGTGCCAAAGATGACCCGGACGAAGAGTACCTGCTCGACCTGCGGAAAGACGAGCTGATTCTGGACGGCCTAATGAAGAGAGCGGAGACCGTTATCCCGCCTACTGTTCAGAAGTACAACGTGGTCATTATAGAGCATCTGAAGAAGGTCGCGCCAGTAGACGCGGCGAGTTGGGCCGAGGCACGGATGAAGGTCGAAGATGCTTGGAAAAGCGGCGATTACGTTCTCACCGCAGAGGACTTTGCGGGTGTGCTCTTCACGCTGGCATGAGGGGGGAGTCGAGCATGAAAAAGAACAGTTATCTTGCCAGACAGAAGGCAAGAGATCAGGTCCTTCAGGATGCAACCCGGCAGACCTACCAACAGTATATGACCGATACGCTCATCCTTACTCTGAATGACCCGGAGGTCATGGGTAAGGATGTTTTCGGATATGACCGGCTGAAGAAGGTGTTGGCTGCATGGGGCAAATGCTACGATAAGTATTTTGACGCCCTGACGAAGAACCCAGAGGCCGACTACGCCAGAGAGAAGATGGATGCCGCTATGAAGCGCATCTGTGGGAAGAGCGGCGACTTCATTCCGTTTGAGAAACGGTACGACTGGCTGCCTGAAATCAGCTACGACAAGAAATGATGCTGGAACAACGCTCACAGCAAATTCAATCCACAAAATGACCAAACCTTCCGATGCCGGTTTGACAAACCGTTCCCGGAAGGTTTTCGGTTCTTTCCCATATACTTTTACCCGTGGGTACTCCGGGAATCCAGAAAGCCCCCAGAAGCATACAGAAGATACGGGGCGGGAGGAGCGTTATGCACCAAAATCTTACCGTTTTACACCAAAAACCGATTGCATATCAGGTAGCAATATGTTAGAATGATGATGGGGATAAATAGGATTTCCCCGGAAGGATGTGCCGCATGGTTATCAAGTATTCCAAGGACTCGTTGAAGTTCCTCAGCAAGCTGGACAAAAAATCTGTTACCCGGATTAGGACTGCAATTCAGGATTTGACTCTAACACCGCCGAAGGGTGACATCAAGGTCATGCAGGGATATAGCGACAACCGGAAACGGCTCAGAGTTGGGTCGTGGCGCATAATCTATAAGTACGGTGTTGATAATGAAATTGAGATCCTGTTCATTCTTGACATCGGAAATCGCGGAGACATCTACAAGTAAGGAGGTAGTGATATGTCTAACATGGCTATGGATGCCGCTCGTATGATGGATATGCTGCCTGATGAAGATAAGAACTTCGCCTATGAGTTTATCAAGAAACTGGTGAGAGCGTGGGACCCGGACTTCACGAAAGTGACGCCGGAAGAAGCTCGGCGGATTGAAGCGGCAGAGAGCAGCGGATTCGTTGCTGACAGCGACATCGACTGGGATAACCTCGGTGCCGCTGCTCAATGA